GTGAAGTACACCGCCCAAATTCGAATCACAAAGGACGGGAAGCAAGTCTATCAGGAGACCCAGAGTTTCGAGCGAAAGAAGGCTGCTGAGGTTTGGGCCAAGCGGCGCGAGACCGAGCTGAACGAGCCGGGTGCAATCGACCGGGCGGCCACTGGCGGACACACGCTTGCCGATATCATCGACCGCTACCTGACTGAGGTGGGTAAGGCGAGGCCATTGGGCAAGACGAAGGAGGCGACCCTGACCGCGATCTCCAGAGGCCACTTCGGTCAGCTCACGGACAAGCAGATCACCAGTCAAGCCCTGGTCGACTTTGCACTATGGCGGATGAGCCCGGAAGGCGGAAGCGTGAAGCCTCAGACGGCAGGCAACGATCTGGCTCACTTGGGTGCGGTCATGTCGGTGGCCAACGCGGCATGGGGCTACGAGATTGACCCTTTGCCCATGATGCAGGCCAGGTTAGTGCTCAAGAAGCTCGGTTACAAGATGAAGAGCCGCGAGCGCGATCGCCGGCCCTCGATGGAAGAGCTGTCCAAACTGCTAACCGCGTTCTTCCGCAGTCACGCCTCCCGGCCGATTTCCATGCCGATGGCGAAGATCGTCGCGTTTGCGCTGTTCAGCACCCGCCGGCAGGAAGAGATCATCCGCATACGCTGGGCCGATTTGGATGAGCGACGGCGAGCTGTGCTGGTGCGGGACATGAAGAACCCGGGGGACAAGTGGGGCAACGATATCTGGTGCCACTTACCAGACGAGGCGTGGGCTGTTATCCAGAGCATGCCGCGGGTGTACGATGAAATCTTCCCCTACAGCGTGGAGGCCATCCAAGGCGCTTGGTCTCGCGCGTCTGAGGCTGAGCAGATTGTCGATCTGCACTTCCACGATCTGCGCCACGAAGGCATCAGCCGGCTATTTGAAATGGGCTGGGACATTCCGCGCGTGGCGTCGGTGTCTGGGCACCGGAACTGGAACTCGCTTCGCCGGTACACCCATCTTCACGCCCAGGGTGACCGGTACGCCGATTGGGAGTGGCTGCAGATGGTGCTGGATGTGAAGGTTCAGTACGGCGAGTGGGTGAGTCGCAACAAAGTCAAATCAACCTAGCCGGCGGCCGTTGAGCTGGGCTTCTTCTTTCACCGCGGCTGCGTGCCGGTCATCGATGTACTTGGCCAGGTCGGTGAGGAAGATGCCCTTGGCGCTCTTCTGGGTGCCGGCTTCCATCCGGGTGATCGGAATCTGGATGGTGCCGGCGTTCGCCTTGCGCTGGAATTGGTCGACGGTGAGGTGACGGAAGTAGTCCTCACACACTCGGTCGAGCGGGATGACGGCGAGCCCGTTGTATTGGGCCATCAGCAGAAACAGCGTGTTCATTACGACTTGAACCCCAAGCGGGAAAATGCAGTTGGCTCAGTATATTCAACAGGTAGTTGAATTGGCAACCGTGCGAGCCGTTTTTCCGATTCGTTCTACGGGTTGTCCAAGGGGCCTCAGCAGCTGGGGGTCAGTGGCGAGCAGTTCGGTCGTCCTCGCCACCTTTTACGACCCACTCCCATACGGGGCGGCCATTGCTCACCATGTATGCGCCTGCGCGCGGGCCGGCCCGCATGCGCTGCTGCTGGCGAATCATGGTCACGCCTCCTTCGCAGCCATGGCGGCGCGGGCTAGCCTCTGAAAATATGGTTCACCTTCCTGCCTCGCCATCTGCTGGGTGAACGCCATGAGCGGGCGGATTCTGCCCTGAAGTTGACCGTTCTCGACCTGCAGGTCACCCATACGATCCTCAAAAGCGGAAGCGTTGCGTCCGGCGCTTTCTGCGCGCTCCTCGGCATCCTGCAGTGCCAGCTCCAGATCCTCGACCGTGCCACGCAGCCTATCCCGCTCGGCGGTCACGGTCGTCTCAAGTCGCAGCACCTGGTTGGCGTAGCAGTCGCGCTGGCCGATCACCGTCGCCAGGTCAGTCCGCGCGGCATCCCGCTCGGCGGTCGCGGCAGAGAGGGCGGCGATCAGCTCGTCAGCCTTGCGAACGATACCGTGCACCAGGCTTGCGTGAACCACCTGCGTCCCAGGCGCATAGCACTCAGCAGGGTGCGATGCCGGGCATTGAACAGTACCTTCCGCCTCTGCGGTCTGGGCGAGGATGGCCGCTAGCTTGTCCTGATCCTTCCGTGTGTCATGCAGGAACGCCGCCTTGTTTGCAATCCGCTCCAGCAGCTCCCGATCAACCAATTCCTTGCTCATTGCTCACACCCTCCGCATAGCTGGCGAGAAGGGGGTGGCGTAGAGAGCCATCCCGATTGGAAGATTGCAGGTGATGATGTCGCTCGTCCCGTCAGAACTGAAAGTCTCTTCGGAGACATGGGCGATAGGCTGCTGCTCGGTCTGCGTGAGGCGGGCTGCACACCATGCTGCCCCAGCCTTAAATGCATGGTGTCCGGCGACGTCCGTCCGCCCATTCTGAGTATTAGAGTCACGCCACGCCTCATACGCCTCCCGCTCATCCTGCGCCGGGGCTGGCTCTACCGGCTCGGCCCAAGCACGATTGTAGAGTGCGCGGGGGTCGCTGCTTCCGCAGGTTCCGGTATGGGGCTCGTCAGAACAACACACGGGGCACTCTACCGGCTCGGCCTGCTGGGATAGTGCGGCCGTTATGTCATCGGGTAGCGTGTCGCCCGGGGAGGCCCATAGCTTCCACTTAGCGCGCTTCAGCAACCCCGTCACCTGCTCCAACTGCCGCCACGTCTTCCTGTGCCGCTCCATCTCACGCTGGGCAGCGCGCTCTGCCTCATTGGCATCGTTAGCTGACACAGTTGCCGCCAGTCTCAGCGAGGCTATTTCGGCGTCACGTTCGGATAGGGCGCGCTCGGCGTCGTCCACCTGAGACTCAGCCTCGGCAAAATGCTCGATCACCCGGCGAGCCTGGCTTTCAGTGTCGAACCAATCGACGTTCAGAATCTGGCGGGACAACTCGTGCAGCCTGCCAGCGCCAGCGTTGATCCGATTTCGCGAATCGTTATTCATGTTCTGGTCCTTCATGGGTAAGTCCATGGATGGCGGCCTTCGATCTGCTGGCCGTCCTCCAGTTGGTAAACCATCGCGCGCTCACGGCTGGCGATGAATGCGGTGCGTTCAGCCCGGACAAGCTCACCGTCGACTTCGATCATCAGCGGGCAGCCCACGGGCGGGAGTTGATCGGCCGGATTCAGGTGTACCGGGTCGACCTGAACCAGCTGGTTCTCGGGATCCGCCAGCTGAGCCAGCAGGTCATTGAGTTCAGCGATTCGCTCTTCCGCGGCGATCAGCTTCTCCAGCAGGAAAAGCTCCTTCTCGACGGTCGCCTCCTGCCGGCGTTCCTGCACGGCGATCTTGGCGTTCAGCGCGTCGATGTGTTCGGCCGAGGCCATCAGCAGCTCGCGCCACTTGACCAGCTGCTCACCCGTGATCGAGTCGGGCATGTTCTTCGGTTTGGTTTTCACTGGGTTCCCCCGGACTGAAACGGCAACGAGGCCAGCCAGAACAGCAGCAAGAGGGAACCTGATACCGCCAGGTCGAGAAGGGTGGGTGTCGCCGCCTTCGGTTCTTGCTCGCTCATCTGACTGGCCTCGCTGATGTTGGTGTGCCAGTAGTATATTCAACAAGAAGTTGAAAAGTCTAGCGCGACGAAACCTCCGGTCGTTCAACCAGTTTGAGGTTCGCCGGGCCGTAAATGTGCAGGAAGCTGCCGCCGCCGGCAGCCTGGTGCTCGACCACCATTCGGGTTTCGCCGTTGGCCTTGGTGAAGACGCTGCGGACCTCGCCGCCGATCCGGTAGTCGCCGGTAACCTTCATCACCAGGTCGCCAATTTGGAATTCACTCACTCTGCTTCTCCTTGAAGTTTGCGCCAGCTGCGGGCATCGCGCGGGGTCACCGCTGACCAGCCTCCGGCAAGGGTTATTTCTCGGCGACGGCCTCCGGCAAGTCGGGCGATCGATGTGACCTTGGCTTGGACGACCAGCATGTTCCGGTGAACCCGCACAAGATGAGGGTGGGCCTTCTGCAGCTTGGTCAGCGAGGTCACCAGGATGTGCGTGGTGCCGTCATCCATCAGCGCCTCGACGTACTTCATTGACGCCCGGTAACCGGCAACCCGGGGCAGCTCAACCTTGATCGTCTGGCCGTTCTTGATCTCGTAGGGCAGCAGGGCGCAGAGGTCCCGGCGGTCGTCGAACCGGTGCGTCATCGGGTCACCCATGGCTGAGGAACCCCAGCAGGTAAAGCGTCCAGAACAAGGTGATGCCACGGATCGCCTTTGGCCAGGTCCAGAGGGAGCCGCGGGTCTGTTTTCCTACATTTCTGGTGCAGGCCATTGCTACGACGGCGAGCAGCAAGATGCCGACGATGCGAATCAGGAGAAGTCCGATATCCATGGATTCATCTCGAATTGATGGAGCAGCCGTCGACCCGGTGCTCGTAGGATTTGAGGTTGGCGCTGACGCCGTGGACGGTGCGTGGAGCGGGGCAGGTGTGCTGCACGACGGGAGGCTTGATCGGCCCGGCAACCACGGGCGCCAGAAGCGCCCAGGTCAGGAACGTCGTGCAGATGGCCGCCATGTCACCGGCAATCCGCTTGGCGAGGCTCATTTCAGTTCCACCAGCATGGGGTAGGCCATAGGGTGGTCATTGGGGTCGATGTGTACATGACCCGTCCACGTTCCGCTTTGCAGCCCTGCGAGCCTCGACTCACGGTTTGCCGCCCGGACTTCATCTGGCAGGTTGTAGATGGGGAAGTTGTCGGCGACCTCGAACTCACCTTGGTAGGCGAATTTCCCCGAGGGCTTGAAATAGGTGAGCTTGATTGTGGCCATCACAGCACCCCCGTTGAGCCGAGCCCCGCGGTGCCGCGAGCTGTATCGCTTAGCTCCTCGACTTCGATCAGCTCCACTTGCTGAACCGGGATGATCATGGCCTGAGCGATACGCTCGTTGTGGTCTACCCATAGGGTGTCAGCGTCGTCTCGGGTCAGCTTGACCATCAGCTCGCCGCGATAATCGGAGTCGATGACCCCGACGCAGTTGGCGAGACGAGTGTTGTTCTTGAACCCGTGACCCGAGCGGCTGAAGACCAGCATGACGTGATCTTCAGGGACCTCGAATGCCAGACCGGTCGGGACCGTCACTGATGGGTGGTGCATGGTCGAAAACGCGGCCTCGTCTGGAATGCAGGCGCGAATGTCGAAGCAGGCAGCCCCCTGGCTACCGTAAGTCGGCAGCTGAGCGGCTTCGTTGAGGCGCTTTACCTTGAGTTGCATATTCATTCTCCGGTGGAATCGTAGGTCGTAAGGATTTCGGCGAGGATGTGGGTCATCTCCTCCGCGTAGTGTTGCTGCCCGGTCTGCAGCCAGAGGCCGAGCCCGATGATCGCAGCCGTCTCCATCACCGGAATCTGGTTCGCGCGGCAATACTCTTCCGGCGTGATGGGCCAGTCGGTCACCTGGTGCCCGACGCCACCGAGCATGGACCGCAGCTCGATGAAGTGGAGCGCTTTGCGCACGTCCACCTGACCGTTCTTCTGGCGATGGCGTGACACGTACTTGAGGATCGAATACGCGCAGGCATCGAGCTTGTTGACCATGCCGAAATGAACCGGCTGGATGGGCATCTGGCTGTAGTGCTTGCCGTCGACCTGACCCTTGGATATCTCTGAACCTTTGATCACTTAACAGTCCTCGCTCAGGCTTCGCCGGGATGAAATTGCCCGTCAGTCTTGGCGGCCTTCAGGAGCTCGCGCATGTGCAGCAGTGCGTCCGGGTCACCCTCGATGTCGAGGCGCAGGGACACCTCTCTGTCGGCGTTGCCACGCAGGCGCTGGATGATCTCGCTGTTCATCGAGCGGTTGTTCTGCCGGGCGGTCTGCTTGATCTCTTCGTGCAGATCCTCGGGCAGCCGGGCTACGAACTTGGTGATGTCGGTTGCGCGGCTCATACCAGGTCGTCCTCTTCTTCTTCGTCATCGACGAGGGTGGCGTTGTGCTCGTCCAGGTACGCGGCCAGCGGGTGTTCACCTGGCACTTCCTCACCACCCAGCGCGTGGAGCAGGCTGGTCAGCAGATCGTTGAACAGGGTGGCGATCAGCAGCAGGCTCGCCCGGGCTTCGGTGACCTTGTCTTCGTCTTCGCCGAGGTCGTCCTTGATCTGCTGGTGCAGCTCCTCGGGCCACTGGACGCCCTTGATTCCAAGCATCTCGTTGACGGTGTAGGTGACATCGACCTGGTCGCCGCCTGACTCGGTGTGCCAGATCAGTTCGAGCTGGTTGATACGGCGGCCGGCTTCGATCAGCTGCACGATGTCGTCTTCGCTCAGGTCGACGTTCTTTCCGCTCAGGGTCGAGCTTTCCTCCGAAGCACCTCGGGATTGGAACGATTCGCCCAGGGAGAAGCCGTCAGGGACGCTCAGCTTTCCTTGCTGCACCCAGTCGGTGAAGGTTGCGATGGGTGAGACCTTGGTGGCGACCGGACGGACCGGTAGGCTGCCGATGGCCGTGCGCAGCAGGGAGAGCAGTTCGTCTGCCTTCTTCGCGCTGCTGGTCTCGACGAAAATGTAGGTGGGGGTGATCAGCGCGTTGATTCGGCTGTGAGTCACGAAAGCATGGGGCAGCATGACCTGGACGACTTCGTCCTTGATCCGAGCCTTCTCCTTCGCGTAGACCTTGCGATCCTGGTCCTTCTCGATCTCACGGACCTTCGCCTCGACACTCTGCTTCACAACAATGCCGGGCAGCAGCCGCTCGGACTTGCGTGCACAGATGAAGATGGATCCGGCACCGATACGCTCGGCGTACTCACCCTCGACACCCAGCGGCTCGGTGAAGCCCATGGTCGAGAGTTCCTGGCTACCGATCTTGCGGGCGGCCTTGGTCCCCAGCGCATCGGAGAACGCCTGCAGGTCCCCCAGCGGCAGTGGTTGGGTGAGCCGGTAGCTCAGCACCTGGTTGAACAGCTTCATCGACATCGAACGCCCCCTGGTTTGTTAGCAGATTGATTGCGGGGTGATACTAATTCAACCAACAGTTGAAAGACAACCGTAAAGTTGTGCTTCGCTTGAGGTCTCGCCAGGGTGGCAAAGTACGTTGGGGGCCGAAGGTCTCGCGGGGTTGGCAAAGTAATGGCGCAGGTGCTCATGCTCAGCTTGGGGTCGGCGATCAGCTGGTGCTGGACTCATGTCTCGATCGAGCCGGGCCTTCGCCTTCGAGCTCGGTCGCTCGGCTGCAGTGAGGCGCGGCGGCGAGGTCTCGCCAGGGTGGCAAAGTAAAGGTCTCGCCAGGGTGGCAAAGTAAGGTCCAGAGCGGTACAGCGCCCGAGCTGTACAGAGCGCCACGGTCAGGGTTCGGCCAGGTGCGGTCGACCGGGCAGAAAGGGCTGAAAACGCCTGGGCGGGGGTCGCTCCGGTGCCTGGCGGACCGCGCTGGAATGGCCCCAGCGGCGCACGGGCTCACGTATGGCGCGCCGTTCCGGTTTGGGGATATCTGGCCAGCGGTTCACAGTTCGCGCCGCTTATACGCGCGCTTTAGCGGCCTCGTTTGACCCTGGCCAGCGCGCCCGCTATCGTGCCGCCATCAACGCGGGAGGGTTAAGCCATGCCGGGCGATTTGCTAGGGATGTTCATATTCACGGGCGCCACGCTGGCCGCTGTGCTCGGTTATGTGGTTTGGCGGCACGTATCGGAAGCCAGAGCGGCCAGCCGTGCACAAGCTGGGGATAGTGGCGGCGCTGCAGTTACCGGCACGCCATCGCCTGCAGTCGCGAACCCATGGCGACCGGTTGCCGTGCTGTGCGGCGCGCTTGTATTAGGCGGCCTGGCGCTATGGTGGGACCTGGCCGGGCGTGACAATGCGGAGCCCGTACCGGCTGCAGCGGCGACCATGGCGGGGCGTTTCCCGGGACCATGGCGGGGCGATTATCGGGAGGATCTGCAGCGGGCGTTATCGGCGGCCGGCGCTGGCGAATGCCGGTTCCACTATCGGGAGGGCTCCGAGCGCGGCGCGTTCCTGGCGTATTGTCCGGGCGCGGCTGCTGATGACTGGCGCGCCTATCTGGTATGGCTCCCGTCCGGGCGCACGGTCGGACCGCTGGCGCCGTCCCCCGATATCCCACGCCCGGAATAGCGGGCACAAAAAAGCCCGGTAGTGGCCGGGCTTGGGATTGGATCGGTTGCGGCTATCCGTGCCGTTCGAAGTCTTCCGCGTAACTCTTCGTTCGTATCGCGCTGCCGATTATTACCATCAGGATCGCCGCTAGTATACTGCCGCCGGGCTTTAGAGCGGTCCAGATCGCGGCCAGGAAGATGGCCACGCGCGCCGCTCGGACCATCAGGTTAAAGCCGGCGTAAACATAGGCAACCGGCCATATTGGTTCCTTTTCGTCGTTGTTCATGCGTTGGCGCCTTCGATCAATCGCCGCTCGACCATATCGCCCCAACATCCGACCGATAGCCGGCGCCCTTGGAATATTAGCGTTGGCGCGTATGTGTCGCCCGCGTTCGCGTAGTAAACGTGCTCCCGGTTGCGCTTGTGCCAACCGAGATATTCAACGCCATGGAAGCCGGCGGCACGGTCGACCGCTTCGCGCTTCGCCTGGCGCAGTTTCGGCAGCGGTCCGCACGTCGGGATAACGGTTCCGTCCGCTGCCGGATAAACGGCGGCCAGTTCGTCGAGATCCCGCGCTTTCCATATTGCCCGGATTAACTCCGGTTCGCAGTCTAGCCGGATGTTCTGGTGTGAAAGGCTCGCCAGGCTTGGCGCTACCCATAGTGGCGCATTCATCGGCCGGCCCCCTGGCTTTCGTCGTCTTCACCATAGGCGGCCGGTATCTGGTGCCCGCAATGGTCGCAACGAAGCGCGCCGTCTTCCCAGTTGACGCCAGAGGCGACCACGCGCCAGCCGGTCGAATAGTTGCCGCGGATTTCCTCGGTTATTTCCCGAAGGTTCGCCCGGGCGCAGTCGAAGCAAAGCGCGGCGCCGTCTGCAGTTTGGAGAAACAGCGGATATCCGCCCGGCCAGGCGAACTTCCCGGCTCGGAGCGTGGCGCGAAGTTCGACGCCGGTCCGGATCTCGGACCGTTGAAAGGCGAACCGGGCGCGGACGGTTTCGCAGTTTGAGTGCCGCACCAGATCGCCGGAGCTCGAAACGAAAAAATTAGCGTGTGCCATGGTTGGAAATTCCTTTATTGGTTGACTTCGCGGCCAAACGTGCACACGCCGGAGCGCTGCAGCCAATCGATAACCCAATCGCGCGTTATGCCGCCCGGCATAGGTGCGCGGCCGTCGAGCAATGCCAGGCCGTACGGCACGCCGCGCCCGGCTAGGCTCCGCTTTAACGCTTTGTCGGGTATGTCGAGCACCAGCGCGGCGCGCTCGCGACTACTGGCGCGCGTGAATTGGCGATTTCCGTCTTCATCTTCGGCGCACCATAGCGGTTCGCCTATCCCCCAATATGCGCCGCCGTCGTCATAACCGCCGGAGTCCAACCGGACGCGATAAAGGCGAACGAAGCGCGGCATATCGGTTTCTAGAAAGCCATCGGCCTGGCGTCCCATCGGTGCGCCGAAGCGGCTCGAAACGTCGGAAAATTGCTTAGCCATTAGGCGGCCTCCTCTTCGCATTCCAGCCGTGCGCGTTCTTCGGCTTCATACTCGCGCTGATGTTCGGCCGCGCTTTCGGCCATGGAATCGGCAGCCCGTGCTGCGTCCTCTTCGTCGTCGTATACGGTCGCGTCCAGCTCGCTGGCCATAACTTCGCCCATGCTCCAACCGGCCAGGAAGCCGCGCGACTTCGGCAGCCGGCACACAATGCCGCGGATGGTCTCGGAGTCGCCGAATTCATCGCTAAACCATCCGCTATGAGCGATTGAGCGGCACACGTCGTCCGCCCATTGCCAGCGCAATCCCGGCGCGAAGTCGGACGCCAGGTAGAACGCCATGCCATTGCCGCGGCTGGCCGGCTTCGGCGCGTGGTAGTACGGACCGGTTACCGGTTGCGTGTGCCGTTGTATGCGCTCGGCGATCGATCCGCGCGGGAGCATCGCAACGTGGCGCGGCCAGGCGAAACCGGCGAAAGTGAATTCCGGCGCCGGGAGCGGGAACAACTGCGAAAGAGTTTTCATGGTTGATAATTCCTCTGATTGTTGAAAATGCGGGCGCAGTTATTCCGCGTCGGTAGCGGTTGGCGTGAAACTTCGACTTGCAAAGTTCGAAGCCGAAAATTTAACGGTGCGGATACTCTCGACGCATTCGGTTATCGCGCCGGCCAGTTGTTCGGCTTGGTTCGCGTCAAGATAAACGGTTTCACCATCGGCGCCGATGAATGCCAGGGCGACCGAATCGCCGAAGCGGTGGACGTGCGCGTTAACGGGCTTTTTCATTTTGCGGACTCCATCAGACCGACGTAAGAGCGGGAAACTTCCTCAACTGCGAACCATGCAAGCGCGTTGAAAACTTGCTGTGCGTTGTCGTCATTGCGCTTGTAAATGGCGGACGCGACATCTAGCGCCGTGAGGTCGGATAGACAATTGAATCCCGCGATCAACCCCAGCGCGCCGCCGTCCGCCCCAATGTCGCCAGCCATGCTTTCGGCATATTCCAGAATGATGGCTTTGTTGCGCTTGGCGAACGGCACCGTATCGGCGTAGTAAATGAAACCGGAAAAGCCACCATCGGCACCATAGGCCGCAACGTCCGGCGCGCGTTCTTTGAATTCATCCCATCCGCCAATCTGGCGAACGACGGAGCGAATCAACGGAGCGGGGACGTTAGACGATTGGCAAAAGGCTTTTAGAGTTCTCATCGTATGAATTCCTTTCAGTTGGATTTAGCACAAACGGTTGAAACGGCGGGCGCAACTGTGACGCGCCAGGCTCCGGCGACCTTTCCCAATCGGACTATTTGCCCGGCTTTCGCTTGCTGGAAAGCGTAGGAAAAGGCGAAAGCGGCGCACGGGAAAGCGCGACCAGTCATTGCGCGGACTCCGGCATGCCGTGCTGGCGTAGCGCGCCGATAACCTGGCCGGTAACGTCACGGTCTGCAGCGTCGAAGAATTCGAAGCCAGAGAAACGGCCGCGGCGATGCACTACCACTAGCGCTAGCTCGTTTCTCCGGTTACGCACGGCAAAGCGGCCGAAAGCGTAGGGACCGGCGGAAAGTATTGCCGCGCGGCGCATGGCGCGGCCGACCTTTGCCAGGAAAGCGGGGTTGATCATTGCAGTTCTATTTAGCATGGCGGCGACTCCTTAGCGGGTTGCGGCTTCAATTTGGGCGTGGCGGGCGTCGAGCTGGTCGGCCATCGGTGCGGCGCTATTCCAAGCCAGGAAAGCGACAATTGATGCAATTGCTAGCGACTTGATCATTCCGGGTTACTCCTTAGCCGCGGCCGTCTGCTAGGCCAGTGACGGCGGCTGCGATCAATGTCAGACCGGCCAGAAACGACAGCACCATGATTGCCGAACCGGCCGCGTTATCGACGGACATTCCGAGCGACGCCATCAGTAGTCCGATGGCAATAAAGACGATTGCAGCGAGTGTCAGAAAGGCTTTGATCATTCCGTGTTACTCCGTTTCATTTTGTCTAACCACGGGCGGGATAATATCGCCGTGATGTTGTTAATTCAACCATTAGTTGAAAAGAAATCGAAAATAGTTGAACCGGACCATCCGGCATGCACCCACCTGGCAAGGCCACCAGCACAGCGGCCCGGCATGCACCCACCTGGCAAGGCCACCAGCACAGCGGCCCGGCATGCACCCACCTGGCAAGCACATCGACCCCATATCCGGGCATCAGTAGGCAACGATGGGAAAGGGGGCGAATCCGTGTTTATCCGTTTTCGTGAATCCGTGAATCAGGCGAATCCGTGAATCAGGCGAATCCGTGAATCCGTGAATCAGGCGAATCCGCCGTTTCCCGACTTCCTGGCCTGCAGGGGGGCCGGGCGCCAGGGGGTCGCTCTGGGTCCCATCTGGGGGAAACGGTCTACCGGGGGCGGCGCCGAGCACGGAATCCGAGAACTTTGAGACCCATCATTAGACGCCTCGGCAGTAAATCGTTGATCTGCAAAGGGTTTCAGCGAGTCCCGTTTTTCCGGAATTCAGCTTTAGGCACCTCTCGCCACGAAATCCGATTTTTCCGGATTCGCGAGGAAGGAATCTCAGGCAAAAGAAAACCCGCCGGAGCGGGTTTCTTGGTGTTGCGGTTGAGTCAGACGCCAGCGGGCTGAGCCACTGCGCGAACCAGAGCCATGATACCGGTCTGGATATCGGTTTTGCCGATCGCGGCCCAACGCAGAGGGTCAGCTTCGTTAAACCGGTTCAACTCTTTCTGGGACTCGATTCGCTCATCGGCGGACATAACCCTGGACTCAGTTTCAACCATCAAGCAAGTCCGTCGAGTGGAAAGATGGCAGACCAGCTTATCCTGCAAGCGCAGTAGATCGGCACCTTGCGTCTTGATCGCGTTCATCAGGTCGACTTCTTCCTGACTCAGCTCGCGGCAACCCTTGATCTTGCGGTGTTGGTTATCCATCAGTTCACCGCTTCGAGCAGCTTGGTGCCCGCCTTGAACTTCACGACCACTTTGGCCGGGACGTTGATCTGGCCACCGGTTTGCGGGCTGCGGACCTGGCGGGCAGGGCGGGTGACCGGGCTGAAGCTGCCGAAGCCGACGATGCGGACTTCATTGCCTGCGGCGAGCTCGGAACGCAGACCGCCCAGAACCGCGTCGACCATGCGGCCGGCTTCAGCTTTGCTGGTGTTGGTCTGCAGCGCGATGGTGTCGATCAGGTTTTGCTTGGACATGGTGTAGCTCCTTTACGTTTTGCTGTTGGTAAGGCGTTGTATTTACAACGGAAAGTTGAATCAGCGAGCAATAAAAAACGGATCGAGGCTGAAAGTGTTGCCGGCCATCTGGTGAGCAGCGTTCTTGCTGTGTGACACGTAAAGCTTTCGGTCACGTAACCACTCTTTGCGGTCCCGCTTTTCCGCCGCGGCCTGAATGCGGGCCTGCTGGACCGGATCTTTCGGGTTGCGCAGCGCCTTGCCGGTCGGGACCATGTAGCTGTGACGCGCACGAAGGCTCGGGGACGAGCTCATTGGGCCGGCGAGGATCGCCGCAATCTTGCTCGCGATGCCCGCGAAGCGTCTCCCATCAGTGATCAGCATTGTGAAGCTCCTTGTCGTTGGTGATTTGGTTCGCCGTTGGGCGCCGGTCGGTTAATCCGCGCCCTGTCGTTCGCTCTGGTGTCAGCCCACTTTCGGGGCATGTTCCTGGCTGTACCGCTCGCCGCAGAACATGCAGAAGTTGCCGGTCACCATCATCCGCTGAGTTCTTGGCTTGGAGCCCGTGGACCCCGGTTCCAGGTAGCTGAGCTCAACCTGCATCTGGTTCTTCGCCACCCGCTGGAGCTCTTCACCCATCAGCATGGCGAAGCCCTTAAGCTGCGCGGATACCTGGCCGGAGCCCTCGGGAAGCACCTCGGCAAATTTGGTGGCCAGAACTTCTTCCATCTCAGCCTTGCAATTACACATTCCCCTAGCCCCTCAGTATTGGTCAGATCAAATCGTCAAGGTCATCCGGGGCATCCTGCTTTCCCCAGAATCCGCCCGTAGAGGGGGCGGTAACCCAGTAGCCGGCAGTGTTGCGATCCATGCCTGCCGCTTTCATTTCGTGAGCCGTTCTGCATCGACGGTCGACACCAAAGCTCCCAACGCGGTGCTTGTCGAACGCGGCGAGCGAGTTGAAATACTCGTCGCAGCCCCCGCATTGGCATCGGCTGTTGGAAACGGTGAGTGCGTTCATCGATCGACTTTCTCTGATTTTGGGTTGGTCAGCTCGGGAGGTCGTTTCGGATGCCTCTCCAAGCCTCAACGTCCAGCGTAGATTCAACGATCGCCGTATAACCTTGACGTAGGTACGGCTTAATCCACAACTGTCAACAAAGCGCTTACATGTGAATCGTTTTACGTGCGGCTAAGTAGCACGCTTGCATTCTTGGCCGGACGTCGGGTAACCACGCAGGGAACACGGGACGGAGCCTCGATGACAGGCGAACGTGGCATCAAACGGTCTATTTCGGCAGCAACCCCCATTGCTTCATGCCGGTCGTCGGTACGTCCCCCTCCAGGGAGAGCCCAGCCGCCATCGGCATGTTCGACCACGGTCGATCTCCCAACACGAACATCCTGCAGCTGCATCTGAAACTCCCCTCGTTCCACACCTGATGCGCGGGTATCGTGCCCAGGTGACTGTTGGGCGATTCTGCTGGCACTACGCCTGCGTTGTCAACAAACAGTTGAATATTCTGTGACGAGTGGCATCAAAGTTGACCGGAGGCAAGAGATGAGCTGGTTTTACGGCGCTTTAGGCGCATTGGGGATTGCCGTAATGGCACTTTCATGGCAGATGAAAGCGGCCTGGCAAGACGCGACCGTGGCGCGGGGGGAGGCGATCGCAGCCGCGCAAGCCGCAGGCGAACAGCGGCAGCAGGCCGAGCTGATTCTGAGCCGGCTGGAGTCACTGGACGGCGCGCTGGGGCAACTGGCCGACCGCACAGAAGCGAATGATCGCAAGCTGGATGACGCGCTGACCGGAATCGAGAACATCACCAAGACCGAAGGAGATAGCGATGAAAGCATTACGTGCCTGGGCGTACCTGTGCCTGCTCAGCTTGACAGCCTCCTGCGCTGATCAATCCGTCGTCACCAAGACCGAGTACCGCCAGGTCTACCTACCGGATCGGTTCCTGCGCAGCTGTCCGGTCCCGCAATGGTCGGGCGGGTCGTTCGAGGAGGTCGGCAAGCATGCGCTCCGGCTCAAGCACGCCCTGGAGAACTGCAACCTGCAGCTGGAGAGCGGGCGGCAGTACCAGGCCGGGGTTCGATCCGGTGCGGTTCCGTTATCGGACAAAAATTAACTCCGATAAGAAAGTCCGATAATGAGGTGTCCAGCAAAACCGGGGCATACAGCTCTCTTTATCGGACTTATCTGACTTATCTGTATTAATTAAAGGCTTATATGTAAGGGATGATGCAGAGGGTGATGATGATGTTACGGTGAGGTGATGACGCATGATGTGTGTTACGCACATATAAGGAAGTAGGAAAAACCCCGATAACTACTTAACTCCTGACTAAAATCCTGAAACCCGCGTGGCACTAAGGCTGCGGCCTATCGGGCATTCACGGGACGCGAAAAATTAACTCCGATATTGGGGCGTTAACACCGATAAGCAGACCAATCCCGATTTTTCGGACTTCCGATTTTGGCGATTTCGAGGTCAAACACCGGCCCGCGAATCCCGATTTTTCCCGATTCGGCTGAATCCCGATTTTTCCGTTTTCAGCAGGCGTAAAAAAGCCGCCCGGAGGCGGCCTGTTAATCGAGAATCGTTTTCACCTTCTGCTGCGCATTCGCACCACGTTGTCCGCGAGCGATTCGAGATCATCCAATTCTTCGTGGGCAATGACGGCCTTACGGACCAACTCCATGCCCTCCTGAGTCAGCCGGTCCTCCTTTCCCAGCAGCTGAGTGTTCCTGGTCCACACGGTCAGCGTTCGGCGCTCGCCCTCGAAGCTCAGGCAGGTCTCCCGGGCCTTCACGAAGCCCATCGGCTTCAGGAAGCTGCTGATCCCACGTCCCTTCAATGACGCGCCCATGCCGCGCCGGTCCAGTTCGGTGCGGAAGCTCGACCACACCAGCGTCTCGTCGCTGATAGAAGGGTCGCTGCCGTCGCTCAGCATCTGCTCCAGCAGCAGGCGCTCCTCAGACTTGGAATCCTCGGCCATCACCGCCTTGAAGCAGGTGTCCGGCGCGCGCCCGCCTGCGGTGTAGTAGTGCTTGCTGAACTCATAGTCGTGGAAGAAGCCGAGGAACTGGTGTGGGCGCTCGTTGATATGCTCATAGAGCACGCTCACGTAATCCTCACCTTCCTCCTCGATCCGCTTGGCCCGCCAATCCTTGACCTCCTGGTTTGTCCGGAAGCGCGAGAACAGCACGCAGTAGCGGCTGTTGTCTTCATCCAGCGGCAGGCAGTCTTCGTAGTTGGTGGTCAGGTACACGTTGCAGAAGTTGTCCTCGGTGGTGGCGTCCTTCTGCATGCGGCGGATGTTGACCTCCTCGTTCGAGATCATGTTCTTGATCTTGTTCAGCACCTCATGCGCCTCGCGCCCGCTGATCTTGATCTCCTCGACCACGCAGAACAGCTTCTCGTAGGCCCAGCCGTTGAATTTCTCCTTCAGCTGCTCAGGGCCGACGATGCCGAAGTTCTGGCGCCCCAGCAGCTTGCGCATCAGGTGGGCCAGCAACGATTTCCCTTCGTTTTCCGAGCCCTTGATCAGCAGGGCGTAGCGCAATTTCTTCTCCGGGTGACGGACGCAGTGCGCGAAGAAGTCCAGCACCATCGACTGGTGCTCCGGATCCGGAAACAGATCGGCGATCAGGCGCTTGAGCAGCTTCACGCCCTTGTTCCCCTTGTAGCCGCCGCTTTCGACGATAGCTGCCCGGTAGGTGTTGGCGTAGAACACACCCTCGTCGACGAAAACCTCGGGCTTACCCGGGTGGAATTTGGTGCAGTAGGGCATTGGTACGCAGAAAATCTGCGTGGCCGCATCGAAGGCGGTGAGCTTGGCCAGGCCCATGTCGCTGGAGCCGAACTGGTCACCCGTTTCCTTGTTGAAGCGGCCATTGAAACCCTCTTTGCTGAGGTATTCCTTGGTGTCGAGGTTGAGGAACTTGTTCTCGCTGGTCACGTAGACCCAGTCCTTCAGCCAGTCCGGCAGTGGGGCGTCGGCCATCTGGTCGCGCAGGTTCTCAACCGTCGGCGTCAGCATCTTCCGGGCGGTGGCCTTGGTGATGTTCTGATCGGCCAGCTCGGCGAACTTGCGCTGGATGTCCGGTGCGACCAGGTCACGGTGCAGGTCACGGAAATCGGTTGTCGGAAAGGCGCGGATGATCTCCAGCCGGCGCTCCAGATCGTCCAGGCTCTTAGCTTTTTCGATACTGCGGCGCACCTTGCGCAGCACATCCTCGATCGTCGCGGCCTTTTTCTCGACCACCGGGGCGCCGATCAGGTCATCGATTTCGTCTTCCGGATCCGCAACTGGAGCCTCGTCCTCGTCGTCCTCGTCGTCGAGCTCACCCAGGATGTCCAGCATTCCAGCATTCCGCGCGACCTCGACTTCCACCTCGATCGTTTCCAGCGCCTCCCGGACCGCCTTCTGCTCCAGCATGAACGCCGTCATGCGCTTGTAGGAGGGCCAATCAACCGGTGAGAGGTTGACGGTGTCGTAATCATCGTCCAGGTCGCGGAAGAGGTGGATGCGGCCCAGGTCGAACGTGTTGTGCTGGCCCACCGCAGGGTCGGAGCCGTGGTCGGACTGAATGAAGGCGTCGTCGTAGATGCGGACGCTCGGCGCGCCGCTGGCACCGACATATGAATAGCGGTCGCCGCTGGGGATGTACTTATCCGGCAGGAATTCGGCGATGAATGTCCACGGGTCGAACGCTCGGTGCACCGCGGCGATGATCGGCGCCTGAGCCTTCTTCTCTTCCGGGTGGGTCATGCGGCGACCGGCGACGTATTCGCTGACCTTTTCCTTCGACTTCTTCGGCCAGCTGGCGGCGTCGTCCGCGGGGTACTTGGCCAGCGCCTTGTCCGGATCGAACAACTGCCCGTCGATCAGCGCGAAGTGATAGTCCTGGTCGCTGCTGACTGACGGGAAGTACATACCCTGGGCTGGCGTATAGCTTTCCCGCGCCACGGCTTCCATCTTCACGTCCAGCAGCTGGGCCAAGGCCCGTGCGACCGGCTCGTATTCAGCTGGCGACACGTCGCGGGCAAGCGGGATGAGGATGCGCAGCTTGGGTGCGGACTCGGAGTGCGATCGGGTGGTGTGCAGCAGGTACGCGATACCGCTCAGCGCCGAGAGACTACCGATCAGGCAGAACTCTTCCCAGATCGACTCGCAGTGGTCGTCAAGGTCGAGATTGACGACTGAGCGTGACACCAGGCTGCTGTCATTGCGCTTGCCGTTGTTGCACAAACCGCCGAAGAACAAGCCGGTGTTCTTGCTGCGCGCGCGATCCTTGGGGCTCATCGCCAGATACTGAGCGGTGCTTATTTTGCGGCGCACCGGCTCGCGGAAGAGCTCCGCAACCTCTTCCCAGCGGGCTTCCTGGGTGATCATCTCGCCGCGTTCGGCCGCAGTCGTGCGCCCGTAGCTGAGCAGCCGTTTTCTGTTGCTCATGCTGCTTTACCCCCGGCGCGTTGAGCCAGCTTCAGCTCAAGGAGCTCAAGCAATTCGTCTGGGATGGAGGGTTCGTTCTTGCTGCGCCACATGCGAACAGTCTTTTCGCTGCGGTTGACGAGCTCGGCTACGTCGGGGATGCCGACATTGTGATCGGCCATCAGCGCGATGAGTCGCTGGGTTTTCAGATTGAGCGTCACGCAGACACCTCGGCTTGTCCTAGTTTTAGGACAGGATACGGCTGCTAAGGTGCAAATTCAACTAAAGGTTGTAAATAAAGCGATCAGAAGACGAACTTGTGGAAGTCGTTGAACGAGACCTTTTCGTCGGAAATTTCAACCAGCTTGCGCACATATTTAGGTGGGACGGACTCTTCGTCGATCCAACGATAGACATACTGGTTGCTAACGCCGAGGTGCTTGGCCAGCACCGGAATGCTGCGCTTACCATTCTTATCTGGCGGGCAAGCCTTGAGCAGCAAGTCCTGCAGCTCCCCAAGGTTCTTGTAGCGGCTGATATCAGACTGGTCGTCACCCTGGTTCATGTGCTCACTCGCCATTCATCAAATTGTGGAATTGTCACCATTCTAGGGATCGGCCAAAGACCAGTGCAAGGCGATATTGCCAAAGCGATCAGGTTGTCGCGAGGATGAAAATTCAACTGACAGTTGACAAGGTGAAGCGAGCGGTGTGTAATTCGTCCCACTGAAGCGACGACGCAACAGCCGACATACCATCCAGGAGCAAGAGATGAACATGCAGGTCACCCTCGATATCAGCGACAAGTTTGCAGCGGCCATCAATGGTCTTTCCGAGGCCATCCGCTCCATCAGCGGCGCTCAGGCTTCGCTCCCGGTGGCCGATTCTGCTGCAGCCGAAAAGGGCGCTGACAAGGCTGCCAAAGGCACCAAAACCAACGCCAAGACCGAAACGAAGGCCGCCACCGGCCCCGTCTTCTGGGCGGACAACTCCACCGGCTACTTCGGCAAAGTCGACTCCGAGGCTGAATACGACGCCAAGAAGGCCAAGGCTGACGGCGTCTACAAAATCACCGAATCGATCTACGAGGAAAAAACAGCTGCGCTGAAGGCGAAGAACGACGCCGAAGCCAAGGCCGCTAAAGAAGCCAAAGCTGACGCGAAGAAAGCATCGGATCAAAAGAAAGCTGACGCTGACGCCGAGCACCCGACTGTCGAGCAGCTGGTTGAGGTATTCGCCTCCTACCTGCCGAAGGACCTCTCCAAGGAAGAGCGCGCTGTTCGCGCAGGCTTCGTGAAGCCTCTGCTGCAACGCTTCGGCGCCGCCAAGGCCACCGAGCTGCTGCCGGAGCACCGCGCTCTGGCGATGAACCTGGTCCAGCGCAAGATGGCCGGCGAAGACATCGACCCTACCAGCTCCGACTTCGCCGAAGTGGCCGCTGAGTCCGAAGACGATCTGGTCTGAACCAACCGGTGAGGGGGCCTTCGGGCCTCCTTTGGAGAGTCAGGTGACTGCACACCAAGCAATAGACCGCAAGCCGATTGCCGAGCCCGTTGCCCAGCATCACCGGCTGAGCCCGTCCGACGCAGAAGGGTGGATGGTCTGCCCGGGCAAGCCCCGGATGGAAGAACAGTTTCCCGAAGAAACCAGCGAGTTCTCCAGCGAAGGCACAGCGGCCCATGAAGTTCGTGAGCGCTGCCTGAACGAAGGAAAGGATGTTGCTGATTTCGTAGGCGAGAAGATCGTTGCGGACGGTCGCCCGTTCGAGGTGACAGAGGAGTGGGTGAGTTGGTTGCAGCCCGGCATCGACCGCATCCGTGAGGCGAAGGCTGAATGGGTTTTCGAGTACCGGGTCGAGATGGACCCTTGGATCGAAGGCGGTTTCGGCACCTTGGATGCCGGTGGTATCTCGGAAGACCTGATCACAATCGACGACCTGAAGTTCGGTCGCGGAGTAACGGTCGATGCTGAGCGCAACAAGCAGATGATGATCTACGCGCTGGGCTTCTGGATGAACTACGCCAGATACCGCACGAAGGCCACCCGATTCCTGTTGCGCATCGACCAGCCTCGCGTTTCCGGCGGTGGCAGTGAGTGGTACACGACGCTCGATGAGCTGCTGGTATTCGCCGAAGAGGTGGCTGCTGCGGCGATCGCCACGCTGGATCCCGACGCTCCGCTGAACCCCAGCCCGAAAGGCTGCCGATTCTGCCGGGCAGCACGTAACACGGCCTGTGCCGCGCTGGATGAATTCGTTCTGGATCTGCTCGGCCTCGACCTGCAGACCCTGGATGCTGAACGCAGGAGTAAACCCGAATTGACTGCCCAAGCGAGCCTCACCCCTGAGCGCCGCAGCTACGTGCTTGAGCATAAGTCGCTCATCACCAGCTGGATCAACAACCTACACGCCGCTGCGCTGGACGACGCCCTCAAGGGCCTCCCAACGCCAGGCTTCAAGGCAGTGGCCACTCAGGGTGACCGCAGCTGGCTGAGCGAAGAGCAGGCCGAGGAGTTCTGGAAAAGCAAACGTCCGGCACGCGACATCTACGTTCAACGGCTGAAAAGCCCTGCGCAGATGGAGAAGATCGCCGGCACGCGCAACTGGAAGGCGGCCCAGGACCTGATCCACCGCCCGGACGGCAAGCCCGCCCTGGTGCCCGAAAGCGACAAGCGGGAGGCGTTGATTCCCATCGTCAACCTGCTAGATGACCTCGATGACGATTTGGATGACCTGATCGCCGGGGCCGAAGTGACAACCGAAGTCGAAGATTTCGACGACCTGATCTGAACGAGGAACTGAACCATGGCATCTGCACGTCCCGATATCGCTGTACTGAAAAACGTCCGCCTGTCCTTCCCGAAGCTGTTCAAGGCTGAGAAATCCACCGACACCAGCCCACCGAAGTTCAGCGCCGCTTTCCTGATCGACCCGGACACCGCCGACGGCAAGGCGAACATCAAGGCGATCAACGCAGCAATCGAACACGCCAAAACCAAGCAGTGGGGCGATAAGGCCGACAAGATTTTCGACAACATCGACTGGGACCGTAAGCCGCTGCGCGACGGTGAGAAAGCGACCAACGATGAAGGCGATATCTACAAGGGCTACGAAGACATGATGTATGTCGTAGCCAGCTCTCCGGAGAAGCGTCGTCCGCAGGTGCTGAACCGCGACAAGCGCCCGCTGGTTGAAGAAGACAACGTGATCTACGGCGGCTGCTACGTCGATGCCGTGGTCAGCGTCTACCCCATCGCCGACAAGGACAAGGGAGGCAACGGCGTGTTCGCCTCCATCGAGCTGGTGCGCTTCCGCAAGGACGGCGAACCCTTTGGCGCCGGCCCGATCGATGCCGACGATTACCTCGACGATCTGGACGACGAAGACGACGACCTGGTCTGACTCCAACCCCTAAGAAAGGGCGCCTCGGCGCCCTTTTTTTCCACCAAAGGATGAGCATGCAACCAATGAAAGCGAAAAAGCGCGTCACCCTGGACGTGGAGTGCTACAGGGACTATTTCGAGGTCGGCGTTCGTAACATCGACACCGGCAACACGCTGGTCTTTGAACAGTACGAGGGACACCCGCTCGACCGTGATCTGCTCGGCAAGGTGCTGCGGGTGTGTCAGATCATCACGTTCAACGGCAACAGCTACGACATCCCGATGGTGTATTACGCGCTGACCGGTGCGAGCAACATCCAGCTCAAGCGCGCCAGTGACGCCATCATCCAGCAGAATCTCAAGCCTTGGGAGTTCGAGCGAACCTTCTCCGTCCGCATTCCCAAGATCGACCACATCGACCTGATCGAGGTGGCGCCCGGGCAGGCCAGCCTGAAAATCTACGGCGGCCGTGTCCACACCCGTCACATGCAGGATCTGCCTATCGAGCCGGACGCTTCGATTTCTCCAGAGCAGCGTCCTCAACTGGTGTCATACAACGGCAACGACCTCAACGTAACCAAGGACTTACGCGCAAGTCTTATTCCGCAACTTGAACTGCGCGAGCGGATGTCCGATGAGTACGGCATGGATCTGCGATCCAAATCCGATGCGCAGATCGCCGAGGCGGTCATCAAGTCCCAGATCGAATCGCTCACCGGCACCCGCCCCGAGCGGCCGAAGTTTCCGGCGGGCACCGCCTTCAATTATCAGGTGCCCGACTTCATCGGCTACACCACGCCCGTGATGCTCGAAGTGCTCGACATGGTGCGTAGCGCCCGCTTTGTGGTCGAGGCCAACGGCAGCGTGGCCATGCCGGAAGACCTCACGGGCGCGGATGTCACCATCGGCACGTCGGTGTACCGCATGGGCATCGGCGGGTTGCACTCCAGTGAGAGCTCGGTCACCCACATCGCAGACGACGACACCCTGCTGATCGATCGCGACGTGGCCAGTTATTACCCGGCGATCATCCTCGGCCAGGGCCTGTATCCGAAGCACCTCGGCCCCGTGTTCCTCAAGGTTTACAAGACCATCGTGGACCGTCGCCTGGCGGCCAAGCGCTCCGGTGACAAGGTCACGGCGGACTCGCTGAAGATCACAATCAACGGGTCGTTCGGCAAGTTCGGTTCCAAGTGGTCCTGCCTGTACTCCCCGCATCTGATGATCCAGGTGACCATCACCGGGCAGCTGGCGCTGCTGATGCTGATCGAGATGCTGGAGGAGGCGGGCATTCCCGTCGTCAGCGCCAACACCGACGGCGTGGTGATCAAGTGCCCCAAGGCGCGCCAGGACGACCTCAATGCGATTGTCGCCGACTGGGAAGCCCGCACCAATTTCGAGACCGAGGAAACGCAGTACAGCGCCCTCTACAGCCGTGACGTGAACAACTACATCGCGGTCAAGACAGACGGCAAGGTCAAGCTCAAGGGTGCCTACGCCGAACCCGGTCTGCAGAAGAACCCCGCTAACCAGATCGCCATTGCCGCGGCCGTCGATGCGCTGACCAAGGCTGTGCCGGTCGAGCAGACGCTGGCAGCCTGCAAGGACATCACCAAGTTCGTCACGGTGCGCCAGGTTAACGGTGGCGCCGTCTATGGGCATTGCGAGTTCGACCCCAAGGCCAAGGTCGCCGAGAAGAAGGCCATCCTGGCGCGCGAGGGTTGGCATGAATGGCCGGAGCCGGGCGTCTGGACCAACGACGATTACACCCTTTCGATGAGCCGGGACGAAGCCTACAAGCATGTCACTCAGGCCCAGCTGAAGGATGCCCGCTACCTGGGCAAGGCGGTGCGCTGGTACTACGGCATCGGCGAGACCCGTGACATTCGCTACAAGACCAACGGCAACACGGTTTCGCGCTCCCGTGGCGCAGTGCCGCTGATGACCCTGCCTGACGAATTCCCGACCGATGTCGACCTGAACTGGTACGCACGCGAGGCCCTGTCGATTCTGCGCGACGTGGGTCATCCGGCGTACCAGTGGGACGGCAAGCTCGACCATCTGATTTGACTTTGTTTTCAACAACTTCAGGAGTATTCAACCGATGATCGAAAGCCCTATCGAAGACTGGGTGTGCGAAAAGGCCGAAGCCGCTGGCTGGGTCGTCCGCAAATTGAAGTGGGTGGGTCGGCGCAACGGCATGGATCGGTTCTTTCTCAAGGCGGGCCGTGTCGTGCTGATCGAGTTCAAGCGCCCCGGCGGCAAGCCACGGACAACCCAGCAGCGCGAGATTGATCTGTTTCGCGAGGCTGGCGCCGAAGTGCACGTCATTGATAACCCGCTGGCCGGGCTGCGCGTGCTGGGGATCGACTATGCGTGACTATGAGGATATGCGCCGCATCCAGAAGGTCGGCGTCAAGTTCATCTGCGATCACCCGGCGGCCATGCTGGGCCTGGGGATGGGCTTTGGTAAGACGGCGATCTGCCTGACTGCCATTCGCCAGCTGCTCGACACTTTTCTCGTCACCCGTGTGCTGATCATCGCGCCCCTGCTGGTCGCCGAGGAGACCTGGCCGGAGGAGATCGACGCCTGGAAACAGACCAACGTGCTGGATTACGAGGTGTTGACCGGGCCTGCCGAGCGCCGCGAGAACCGTGCACGGCTGCTACCGGAGGTGACCATCATCAACACCGAGAACATCGGTTGGCTGGTGGCGCTGTGGGGCGATGAGTGGCCTTACGACATGGTGATTATCGACGAGATATCCCGCTTCAAGAATCCCTCGAAGAAGACCAAACCCACCAAGGTGGCCATTCAGAAGGTCATCGACGCCACCATGAATGACCTGCCGAAGGGGCTCACCCCCGAGCAGATCGAAGCGGCGGTCAACAAGGCGGTCAAACGTGTGAAGGGTAACCTCACCCGGTTCGGCGCCCTGTGCAGCGTGCGCAAGCGCATTGACCGGGTAGTCGGGCTGACCGGGACCATGGCACCGAACGGCATGGAGGATATCTGGAGCCAGTATTACCTGCTGGATCAGGGTGAGCGCCTGTTCGGCAGCTATAACCAGTACCGCACCCGCTGGTTCGACAGCGACTACATGGGCTTCAAGTACACCCTGCGGCCCGGTGCTTTCGAGCAGATCGTCGAGCGCATCCAGGACATCACCCTGAGCATGAAGACCGAGGACTACGTCGACATGCCGCCGGTCATTCACAACACCATCCGCGTGCGGCTGCCGAAGAAGGTGATGGATCAGTACCGCAAGTTCGAGAAGACCATGCTGCTCGAAGAGCATGACATCGAGGCGGTGAACAACGGCGTGCTGACCGGCAAGCTGCTGCAGCTGGCCAATGGCTCGGTATATGACGAAGAGGGTAACGTCGTTGAGATCCATTCCCTGAAGCTCGATGCCCTGGATAGCGTGATCGAGGAGGCCAACGGCGCGCCTGTCATCGTCGCCTACAGCTATCAGTTCGACCTGGAGAAGCTGCGCAAGCGTTACCCGAAGGCTGAGGTGGTCGGCGAAGCGCCCAACCTGCAGAAGCGCTGGAACAACGGCGAGATTTCCATCCTGCTGGCGCACCCGCAGTCGGCCGGTCACGGGCTGAACCTGCAGTACGGCGGCTGCATCACCGTTTGGTACGGCCTGTGCTGGAGCCTCGAATATTACCAGCAGCTCAATAAGCGACTTCACCGCCCCGGCCAGAAAGAGACGGTTGTGTTTCACCACATTGTTGCCGAGGGGACCGTCGATGAGCGAGTGATGTCCGTTATCCCAGAAAAAGACGCCACGCAGAACGCTTTGGTCGAGGCAACCAAGTATCGGGGGCCACACTAGCGGCAGAATTCTGGCGTGACCGTATAGTCAGTCACCTATCCGTTGAATTTTTGTCAATATACGCAAAAAAGAATTGACTCTTCCGCTGGATCGTTCAACATCATGTCAACAGTTAGTTGAATTGTGGTGCCGCCTCCTGACAGGGTGTTTGGGGGCGTATACACCACCTGGTGTCTAATTACAGTTAGTGAGGACGAGAAATAAAATGGCAGACAAAGGATTTGCGCAGCGTTTGGAAGTTGCCTGCGATGGCCACCCCGATATTCCAGATTACGGCAAGGGTCGCCAGACATGGGTTAAGGAAAAGATGGGCGTCAGCCATGAGGCCGTGCGCAAGTGGTTTGCTGGTGAATCAAGGCCGCGTCCGGCCAAGATGACCGAACTGGCCAACCTGATGGGGGTGGATGAATCCTGGCTGTCGCTCGGCATCACGCCGGAAATGGCACCCAAGCAGCGCAAGGCTCAGAACGCCCGCGCTGGCGGCGCCGTCAACGTGTTCATGGGCTTGCTGCAGCTCAGCGGCGGGCATTGTGCGTTCCCATCCGAGGAGGATGCGTCGGGGGAAGGCGTCAGTTTCCACTCAATCCGCGAAGGCACTCAGACCTCCTATTTGGTGGCGTTGGCTCAGCCGACCGATCTCGGTGCGTTACGGATTGTCTTACCCAAGTCATACGACCGGTGCGCAGTAGTCGGGGCGATTCAAATCTCGCCAGTCGAGGTCAAGTTTATCCGCATGCCACACGACCTGATCGACAAGCACGCTGAGCGCAAAGGCGGTTACGTCATTGTCGAGATGGATAACAACGCGGCGATGGGCTATCACAGCGACGTGGACAAGTGGCCGGAGATCCAGAGATTCAACTAAAGGCGGGATAAAAATCGCGTCGACAGTTGAAATTGGCAGCTATACCTTGGTCAAAATTAGCCGCCAGCCAGTGCCAATATATGCCTAACACCGACCAGGAAAGCTCGATCGACGCCATCATCGCTGCCGTCATAGCGGCCGAGGGCGGTTACTCGAACAACAAGAATGACCGCGGCGGCGAGACCATGTATGGCATCACCGTGGCAGTAGCTCGCGCCAACGGATATCGTGGTCGCATGGCCGATATGCCGAAGTCGTTAGCTGAGCGGATTTACCGAACACGCTACTACACCGAGCCCAATTTCCACCTGGTGCACAAGGTGTCACCCCGGATCGCCGAAGAGTTGGTCGATACCGGCGTCAACATGGGGCCTCACCGAGCCGGGGAATTCCTGCAGCGCTGGCTGAATGGCTTCAATGTGAGCGACGGCGGCTATGGGGATCTGTTTGTTGACGGCCGAATCGGCCCCGTATCGATCGATGCCCTGACCCGCTTTCTCGCCAAGCGAGGCCAGGAGGGGGAGGGCGTCCTGCTCCGTGGACTCAATTGCACCCAGGGCAATCGTTACCTGGAGCTCACCGAGAACAATCGCACCCAGCGGGCTTTCCTCTACGGCTGGGTTCGCGCTCGCGTCGCGCTCTAATATTCAACTGATAGTTGAAATAACATCACCCGATTGATACGATCTGCGGCCTCAGATACGCCACATGAGCAGCAGAAATGGCACGCGCCTACTACAACGAGATCGACAAGCAGGCTGCCCAGTGGCTCCGCAACCTCATTACCAAGGGCCTGATCGCACCTGGTGATGTCGACGAAAGGAGCATCAGCGATGTCTCTCCAGACGATCTGCGCGGCTACACCCAGTGTCACTTCTTCGCTGGAATCGGCGTCTGGTCCCATGCTCTTCGACGAGCTGGTTGGGATGATTCCCGTCCAGTCTGGACCGGCTCCTGCCCTTGCCAGCCTTTCTCCTCGGCAGGCGCGCAAGCAGGGTTTGCTGACGAGCGGCACCTATGGCCAGACTTCCATTGGCTCATCCAGCAGTGCCGCCCTCCAGTCCTCTTTGGAGAGCAGGTTGCAAGCAAGGCTGTCGAGCCTTGGGTCGACCTTGTACAAGCTGACCTGGAAGCCCTGGGTTACGCCTTCGGGGGTGTCCCGTTTCCGTCTGCGGGCGTCGGTGCTCCGCATATCAGAGACCGCCTGTTCTGGGTGGGTCACGCCGACGACACGCGACTGGAAGGATACGCCGGGCATGGTGGCGCAGCGCGACGGCGCCGATCGGCTCGATCAGCTGCCCCGGCAAGCGTACTTGGCGGGCTGGGCTACCCCGACGGCGAATCAGCCGGGAGGGACACCGGAGCAGCACATGCAGCGCAAACTCAAGATGGGTCGAAGTACGGCGACAGTGACCGATCTCGGCATGCAGGTGGGACACTTCCTTGCGAACTCACCGGCCCGGTTAACGGCCTCTGGTCAGATGCTGACTGGCTATTCTGCCGGGATGGAAAGTGGCGGCCAGTTGAACCCGGCACATTCCCGCTGGCTCATGGGGCTGCCAGCCGGGTGGTGCGATTGCGCGCCTACGGAAATGCGATCAATGCGGAAGCGGCGACCCAGTTCATCGGCGCCTACCTCGAAAGTGTACAAGGACTTCGACGAGCTGATCTGATCGAGCTTGATCCTTTGATCTAGGTTTCAACCAACAGTTGACAATGCTTCTCTAGGTGAACAACAATCGCCTCTGCCGGCCATAAGGTCCGGCATAACCCCACGTAGCGCGTTGGGTAGGGCTTGAATGCCCCTGTGAGGCACGCTGCAGAAACGCTCGGAAGTTTGCTCTTTTAAGGCCATCGGCCCCAGCAGGGCGCAACCGAGTGAAGCGCTAACCAGCCGAATGCGCCCTGTCGAAAGGCCGGGGTCGTGTTGCAGTCGGTATCCGCGCCGATGGCGAAAGAGCGGCCGATCCACCTCGCAAGAGGCTGTATCGGAGATTGATTCAGTTCCCCCCTTTTGAAACGGGTCGGAATCGGAAGTGCTGAATCAATCTCCAATGCAGCCCGAATCTGGAGTAACGCATGGCCCCGAAAGAGGCGCCCAGGAAACGTGGCCGCCCGCCGAAGGCCAAAGCCCCAGTCGAGACTGATGAATTTGACGATCTGATTGGCGGTGCTTCCGAGCAGGACGAGCCGCTAGAGCAAGTCGTCACCGCGCTGGCAGACGTGTACGGCGGCGTCAGCGCCAGCTGGCTCGCCCAGGTCTTCGGCCACGACAAGAACACCATCGCGAAGAAGCTGGCGTCCGCCGGCTGCGAGGTTGTCGGTCGCCGCAATGGCGGGCCGCTATACCGCATCCCTGACGCGGCGGCCTATCTGGTCAAGCCCAAGGTCGACCTCGTCGCCTATATCAAGACGCTGCGCCCCAACGACCTACCGCCGATGCTCTCCGACGCCTACTGGGGCGCGATGCTCAAGCGGCAGAAGTTCGAGGAGAACGCCCGCGACCTCTGGCGCACGGAAAGTGTGCTGAAGGTGTTCGGCGACCTGGCCATCTCCTTCAAGACGACCGCCAACCTGTGGGTGGAGGAGGTCGAGCGAATCGAGGGGCTGACGCCTGAGCAGCGCCTGCTGATCACCCAGCTCACCGACCGCCTGCTGGAAAGCGTCTACCAGCTGATGGTGGAGGCGCCCAAGAACGGTCACACGCCCTCGTCGATATCCGATGACGGGGTTGAGGCCGAAGGTGAACAAGGGGCACCGGATTGATCTTCACCTCGCTGGAGCAGATGATCGCCGCCTCGGCTGGAGGTATCCGCCCCCCTGAGCGGCTGACGGTCGCTGAGGCTGCCGAGAAGTCCCGCTACCTGAACAACCCAGGCAGCTACGTCGGCTATTGGGACAACAGCCTCGCGCCGTATCTGGTCGAACCCATGGAGGTGCTGACCAGTCTGGACTACCTCGGGATGATCTTCGCCGGCCCCGCCCGGACCGGTAAGTCCGACATGTTCTTCAACTGGCTCGCCCACACCGCGATCTACGATCCGGCGGACATGATGCACGTCCTGATGACTCAGGCCACGGCGCGCGACTGGAGCCAGAAGGATCTGCGCCGAGCGTTCCGCCATTCCAAGAAGCTGGGCACCACGGTGGCCCCCGGCCGCGATGCTCGTTCGACGCACTCGATACGGTTCCTGAGTGGCATGCACCTGCTGGTCAAGTGGCCAACGATCACCGAGCTCTCGGGCAAGACGGTTGGGCGCAACTGGCTGTCGGACTACGATCGCATGCCCGAATCAGTGGACGGCGAGGGTAATGCCTACGACCTGACGGCCAAGCGCGGCCAGACCTTCCGTCGCAACGCCATGACGGTGGCCGAGTCGAGCCCGGGCTACGAGATCGAGGACCCCAAGTGGGTGCCCAAGACCCCCCATGAGGCGCCGCCGACCAAGGGTATCCTCGCGCTGTACAACCGGGGCGATCGTCGGCGCTGGTACTGGAAGTGCCCGCACTGCAAAAATCCGTTCGAGCCCGACTTCAAGCTGCTCCACATCCCCGACAGTAAGGATCACGTCGAAGCGGCCGAGGCGACCGTGATGGTGTGCCCACACTGCGCCGGCATCATCTGGCATGACGGCAAGGACGGCTTGCCCGGCAAGAACGAGCTCAACCAGATCACCGAAGGTAACGCCCGCTGGGTGCGCGACGGTGAGATATGGGTCCCCGCTGAGAACCAGATCGAAGGCACCCCGTTCCGCTCGGACATCGCCAGCTTCTGGATGAAGGGGCCGGCTGCCGCGTTCACCACCTGGCGTGACTTGGCGCTGAAATACCTCAAGGCCGAGGAAGAGTACGAGCGCACCGGTAGCCAGGAAGCGCTGAAGACCACGGTCAACACCGACCAGGGGCTTCCATTCCGGCCGCGCGGCGTCGACGAGGGTCGCCTGTGGGAAGACGTGAAGGCCATGGCCCGGGACCTCGGCGAGAAGGTCGTCCCCGAAGGCGTGCGCTTCCTCATCGCGGCGGTCGACGTGCAGGGCACCAGCTTCCAGGTCCAGGTGATGGGCATGGGGGAGGGCGGCGACATCACGGTCATCGATCGCTTCGCCATCAAGAAGTCGGCCCGCCTGGATGAGGATGGCGAGCGCGAGCGGCTGAATCCCGCCTCCTATCTGGAGGACTGGAAGCTACTGATCGATCAGGTGATCCTGAAAACCTACCCGCTGGCGGATGGCTCGGGTCGCGTCATGTCGATCAAGGTCACCGGCTGCGACTCGGGCGGTAAGGGTGACAAGAAGCACGACAGCTCGACGACCAAGAACGCCTACGGCTTCTGGCGCATGCTGCGTGACTCTGACGGCAGCGAATTCCCGGCGGGCCTGCACAACCGATTCCGGCTGCTCAAGGGCGGCTCGAACAAGACCGCGCCACGGGTACAGATCAGCTATCCCGACTCCGAGCGAAAGGACCGCAGTGCCGGCGCGCGCGGCGAGATCCCGGTGCTGATGATCAACACCCTGACCCTCAAGGATCAGCTGAACGTCATGCTCGACCGTTCCACGTCCGGAGGCGGCAGGATCAACATGCCCGATTGGCTGCCCGATTGGTGGTTCGCCGAGATGGTCGCCGAAGTCCGCGGCACTGACGGCTGGGTGAAACAGTCCCCGCGCAACGAGGCGTGGGACCTTCTGGTCTACTGCATCGCACTGTCGCTCTATCGGCCGATCAAGATCGAGCAGATGAACTGGAATGACCCCCCTGGGTGGGCGGCCGAGTGGGATGAGAACGATCTGGTGTTCCGTCCGGAGTCGCGAAAGTCTGGGCAGCCGGTCAAGCCGAAGACGCAGAGTTTGGAAGAGCTCGCGGCTCTGCTTGCCTAGCAATTCAACTAATGGTTGAATAAGCTACATCAAAAAAATTGGATTGTCCAAAGTGCCAGACTGCCAAATATATACGGGCGACTGCCTCGAAACCCTAAAGACCCTGCCTGACAACTCAGTCGATTCTGTCGTATGCGACCCGCCGTATGGGCTGTCGTTCATGGGTAAGAAGTGGGACTACGACGTGCCGAGCGTCGAGATATGGGCCGAGTGTCTGCGGGTACTCAAGCCGGGCGGTCACCTGCTCGCGTTTGGCGGCTCACGCACTTATCACCGCCTGACAGTGGGTGTCGAGGATGCTGGCTTTGAGATTCGCGACCAGATCATGTGGGTGTATGGATCAGGTTTCCCCAAGTCGATGGACGTGTCGAAGGCCATCGACAAGGCCGCTGCCGCTGAGCGTGAGGTGGTTGGGCTAATGCCTGACCGCTGGACAGGGAAGGGGAACGTACTCAATTTCAGCACCGACGCTGCCCAACAATGGCAAGGCTGGGGGACCGCATTGAAACCCTCCCACGAACCTATCGTGGTTGCCCGCAAGCCGCTGATCGGAACCGTGGTGGCCAACGTGATGGCGCATGGGACTGGCGGGATAAATATCGACGGGTGTCGCGTGGCTGTAACCACTGACGACAATATTCATGCGAAGAATCCGAATACCAAGGGGGGCTTCGGTCATGCCGGCGCAAGCGTATACGGAGACAGCTCCGGGGCTCCGGCCTATGACCCATCATCCGGCCGCTGGCCCGCCAACCTTATCCACGACGGTAGCGACGAGGTGTTGGCACTGTTCCCCGCAAATGCCGGCGCGACAGCTCAGGTTAAAGGTACGGAGAGCAGTGCGGCGAGCTCCGGCAACGTGACCGGAAAGCGCGCCCGCGTACCTGGTGAGTTCCACGCTGACAAAGGTAGCGCCGCCAGATTCTTCTACTGTGCCAAAACCAGCAAGCGCGACCGCAACGAAGGGCTTGACGATCTGCCGGACGCCATTTTGGCCCGCAGCTGTCAGGCTCAGGCCGAAGCTGTGCGGGGTAATACAGTCGAAGAAGCAGGCGGCGCGTTCAATAAGGCCCGCGTGACCAAAAACAATCATCCTACGGTAAAGCCGACCGAACTGATGGCATATCTCTGCCGCTTGGTAACGCCGCCGGGTGGGGTTGTGCTCGATCCTTTCATGGGCTCGGGTAGTACCGGTAAGGCGGCCATGCGCGAGGGTTTCAATTTCATCGGATGCGAAATTTCGCCTGAATATGTCGAGATAGCCAGAGCCCGGATCGGCGCGGTTAGCCCGTCATCGCTTGATACTTGGTTGGACCCCCTTATCTAGTGATTCAACTTTCGGTTTCGCTTGCAACAGTTGGTTGGTAGGATTCCGCCGAACAATACTGTTTCCGCCACCGGGGGTCGCATGGCCGTAGACCTGCAAACTCAACTGCAAGAAGCCGAGCAGGCGTACCACAACCTGATGGTCGGCCAGTCTGTGGCTGAGTTTCGCGATCAGAACGGCGAGCTGGTTCGCTACACGCCCGCCAACGCCTCCCGTCTGCTGGCCTACATCACCTCACTGAAGATGCAGCTTGGCGGTTGTCCGGTCGGCCCTGGGAGGGTCTGGTTCTGATGCAAATCTCGGTCACCGAAGCCCAATATGACCCGCTGATCGGCGAGATGCCATCGCGGGACTTGGCCATGCGTGGGGCCTACGACGCCTCCAGCCAGAGCATGCGGGAAATGTCCCTGTGGACCTCTCCGCTGCAGTCGGCGGACATGGACATCCTCCCTGACAAGCTGGTGATGGACTCCCGGGTTCGCGACACGCTGCGCAACGATTCCTACGTGCAGAACGGCGCGACCATCCAGAAAGACTCCATCGTTGGTGAGCTGTTCCTGCTCAACGCCAAGCCGAACCACAAGGTGCTCGGGCTGGACGAGGTCTGGGCCGAAGAGTTTCAGGAAGAGGTCGAGGCCAAGTTCACCCTCTACGCCGAGTCGATCCGCAACTTCCCCGATGCCGCGCGCAAGCTGACCCTCACCGGTATGGTTCGCCTGGCAGTCGGTGTGCACGCCATGGCCGGCGAAGTGCTGGCCTCGGTCGAGTGGATGCGCAACGGTTACCGACCTTACCGCACAGCGCTGCAGATGCTTGATATCGACCGTCTGAGCAATCCGAACGGTGAGATGGACAGCCCCGTCCTTCGCGGCGGTGTGCAGCGAGACCGATTCGGTGCACCGCTGGGCTACTGGATCCGCGAGGCTCACCCAGGCGACTGGATGAATCCGGACGGCTACACCTGGAAGTACGTGCCCGCCACGCGCGGTCAGGTTACGGGTAACGCCGGCTGGGACCGCCCGCAGATGATCCACATCGTCGATCAGTGGCGCCCCGATCAGAGCCGCGGCATCGCAGCCATGGTCAGCGCCCTGAAAGAAATGCGGATGACCAAGAAATTCCGCGACGTGGTGTTGCAGTCGGCCGTGCTGAATGCCAGCTACGCGGCCAGCATCGAATCGGATCTGCCCAGCGACGTAGCCCTTGCTCAGGCAGGTGGCGGCGACCGGGCAGCGCTGTCTGACTACGCCAACACCTACCTGGGTGAAGTGGCCAAGTACGTCGGCGGCTCGCGCAACATCCATCTCGACGGCGTGAAGGTCCCGGTGTTTTACCCCGGCACCAAGATGAAGCTGCAGAGCGCCGGTACGCCAGGTGGCGTCGGCTCGGACTTCGAAGCCTCGATGCTGCGCTATATCTCGGCGTCGTTGGGTGTCAGCTACTCGCAGCTATCGAAAGATTACAGCGCGGCGAACTATTCGAGCCTGCGTGCTGACCTTGCTGAAGTCGGCAAGCGCATGCGTGTGCAAAAGCGTCAGGTGGCCGATCGCTTCGCCAGCACCTTCTACCGGCTGTGGCTGGAAGAGGCGCTGAACAAGGGTGACATCACCTCCATGCCCCGCAAGGCGCCGAACTGGTACGACGGTCTCAATCAGGAAGCGTACTGCGTCGCCGAGTGGATCGGTGCCAGCACCGGCCAGATCGACGAACTGAAGGAAACCCAGGCTGCCGTGCTGCGGGTCAACAACGGCCTGTCCACCCGCGAAGACGAATTGGCCAAGCTCGGCAAGGACTGGCGTGTGGTGTTCCAGCAGCTCTCTCGCGAGAAGAAGGCTGCCGAGAAGCATGAGCTCGAATTCGGAGCGGACAAATCCAGTCAGAACCAGATGAACGCCGCCAGCGGCACCCCAAGCAGCACGGGTGACGGACCACGCAGTGCCGACAAAGAGGAAGAGACCGATGAGTAACCTGCTGGCGGCACGCTTCGCCAACACCCCCGTGATGGTCTGCGGCGACCGGGCGGACTGGATGAGCAACTGCCTGGCATCCGTTTCCGCCGAGCTGAAGACGATCGAGTCCCGCGCGTCCGCTGAACCGGTGGCGATGGCCTACGACGATTTCTGGCCAGCGGCCGACAGCTGGATGGCCCGCTACCGCCCCTACGTCGTACAGGACGGCACGCTGCTGATCCCGATCAAAGGCATGCTGCTGCACGACTTCGGCTACCAGCTCTATGACTGGGCCACCGGCTACGTCTACATCCAGAAGGCGTTCGAGCGCGGCATGGCGGACGGCAGCGTCCAGCGCATCGCCATGATCGTCAGCTCCGGAGGCGGTGAAGTCGCAGGCTGTTTCGATGCGGTTGATCGCATCTTCGCCATGCGCGGGCAGAAGCCGATCCACGCCTTCGTCAACGAACATGCCTACTCAGCCGCCTACGCCTGGGCCTCGGTAGCCGACAAGATCAGCATCACCCGTACCGGCGGCGTCGGTAGCGTGGGCGTCGTGACGTCCCACATGGACGTGTCAGGGTGGAACGAGAAGGTGGGCGTCAAGATCACCTTCATCCACGCCGGAGAGCACAAGGTCGACGGCAATCCGCATGCGCCGCTGCCCGAGGCAGTCAAAAACCGGATGCAGGCCCGGATCGACGGCCTATACAATATTTTCGTATCGACAACGGCACGGAACCTCGCGCTCGATGAGCAGGTTGTTCGCGACACCAAAGCACTGACTTACAGTGCCGAGGAAGCGGTCAGCCTGGGCTTCGCACATGAGATCCGGGCCTTCGATGAAGCGCTGGCCGCCTTCTCTGGCGGACTGTCACCAACCGCAGGAGAAGAGACAATGAGCACACCGGAACAAGCCGCAGCAACCGCGAAGGCTGATCTGGATGCGGCTCGCGCAGAGGGTCGTAAAGAAGGTGCTACGGCCGAGCGCGAACGTATTCAGAGCATCCTCGGTTGCGACGAAGCTGCAAATCGTCGCGACCTTGCTTTCCACCTTTCGATGAATACCGACCAATCGGTTGAATCGGCAAAGGGCATTCTGGCCGCATCCCCCGAGCAGGCCGCCAAGCCTGAGAAGGTCGAGGCTGCTGACAAACCGAACGCTTTCGAACAGGCCATGGACAAGGGTAACCCCGAGCTTGGCGCTGACGGCGGCGGTAATGATGAACTGGCAACCGGTGAGTCCCTGCTGAAGGACTTCCGCGCGGCTAACGGCTTTGGGAGCAAATAAGCATGTACACACCCGATTACACCAACGCAGGTATTGCCGGCTTCCAGAATGACTCCGTTGCCGGTGCCGTCGAGCTGTTTGCAGGCGACACACCCGCACCCGTGACCGTTTCGGCCAAGGTGCCAGCGGATCTCGCCACGGCCGGCATTCCCGCCTGGACGCCCGTCTCGGTGGACTTCGAAACCGACACCGTTGCTCTGGTTGACGGCACCACCGTCACCAAGGCCAACGCGATCACCGTCGCGCCCGTTGCCGCCGGCAGCCCGGCCACCACCAGCGTCCCGGTTTACAAGGCCGGCATGTTCAACATCAACGCTCCGAAGTGGCCTGCGTCTATCGCCACCGAGGCTGCCAAGCTCGCGGCGTTCGATCTGGCGGCCTGCCAGATTTACGTCAAGAAGCCCTACTACGCATAAGGAGCGAGAGGAAATATGAGCATCCAAATCAGTCCGCTGGACACCTCGACGCTGCTGGGCTTCTACCGAGAAGTCCCCGCGCCGAGCAACTATTTCCGCAGCTTGCTGGTGTCCTCGGTCATCAACTCGGACGACGAGTTCATCGACTTCGAGAAGCTGGTGGAAGGTCGTAAGCTCGCACCGCTGGTGGTGCCGACGTCCCAGGGTCGCGCCATGTACAGCGAGGCATCGCGCATGTCGCGCGTCAAGCCTGCCTACCTGAAGCCGAAGGACCCGGTCAGCCCAGGTCGCGCCATCAAGCGTCGTCCGGGCGAAAGCATGTTCAGCCCCAACGCGCTGTCCCCGCAGGGTCGCTTCCTGGCGATCATCGGCGACATCCTGCGCTGCCACCGCAGCGGCATCGAGCGTCGTCTGGAGTGGATGTGCGCTGAGGCCGCGATCTACGGCAAGGTAACGCTGGAAGGCCCGGATTATCCGACCACTATCGTCGATTTCGGCCGCGCCGCTGAGCACACCGTCGTCCTGACCGGCCTGGCCACCTGGGACAACGCTGAGGCCGACATCGTCGCCGACCTGAACTCTTGGGTTGAGCGGGTGCGTCGTGCTGAGTTCGGCGGGCCGGTCAACCGCGTCACGCTCGGCAAGGATGTCGTCGGCCCGTTCCTCAAGAACGCCAGCGTACTCAAGCACCTGGACACGCAGATCCGCGGCACCAACGGCGAGCTGAACATCGGCATCCGCTCCGGTGAGTACAGCGAACGTCTGGGTCGCCTGGGTAACCTGGAAATCTGGACCACCAGCGACTTCTACGAGCTGCCGGAAGGTGGCACAAAGGAGTTCATGCCGGCGAAGGGCGTGCTGCTGTCCGGCCCGAACATCAACATGGTCGAAGCCTACGGCGCGATCCTGGATGACAAGGCCAACTTCAACGCGCTGCCGGTGTTCCCGAAGCAGTGGACCAACGATGACCCGGCCGTCACCTACGTGATGACCCAGTCCTCGCCGATCGAGGTGCCGGTCAACCCGAACTGCACCCTGTTCGCGACTGTGCTGGCGTAACGCCGGACCCACTGGAAAGGCGGCTAAGGCCGCCTTTTCTTTCAACGAAAAGGTGAGAGAACATGAAGCAGTTGATCGCAATTCACGAAGTGGTCCGGGTGGGTACTGACAAGGTCCGCGAAACCATCGCGCCGAAGAAGACCTTCACCGCCAGCGACAAGGAAGCCGATTATCTGGTCCGCGTCGGCGCTGCCCGGTTGGGCGCTGCATTGGCTGAAGACAGCACCGACAGCACCGACAGCACCGACAGCACGGATACCCCGCCTCGCGACCTGACCAAGCTGTTCAAGGCTGAGCTGCAGGAGATCGCCAAGGGTCTGGAAATCGAAGGCTACGAAGCCATGACCGTGGCTCAGCTGCGCGAAGCCATCGAGGCCGAAGAAGCAGCCGAAGACGACGAGTCGATGATCTGATGGTCAGTCTCCGCGAGATCAAGCGTAAGGCGCGCACGCAGTTGCATGCCCTGGCCTCCGAGCCGGCGCTGTATCTCGCGGAGCCGTCCGCTGTGCCTGTGGGCGTCACGGTTCGCCTGCACCTGTCGTTCAACGAATTGGGGGAGCTGCTGCGCGGCGGCTTCTCTGACCGGCAGGAAATGACACCGCGCATCATTTTTATGGGCAGCCAGGTTCAACCCTCGCACCGCGGCATCGTGGTGACCAAGGATCTGGGTGCCTATCTGGTCGACAACGACTTACCTCCCGACGACATCACCATCACGGCTGAAGTCAGCAAGCTCAGCCGCAACCAGGTGGTCAGCTTCGGTTGGGACCCAGACCTCCAATTCATGGGCCTCGCCGCAGAGCAACCTGCCAGCAACCCCGGCTTCCTACCCACCGCTGTGCTCGTCACCAAAGGCGATCCCGGGGAGCAGGGCGTGCCGGGCAAATCGGCGTACCAGGAATGGCTGGAGCAGCCGGGTAACGAAGGCAAGACAGAAGACGAATTCTTCGAATCCATCGGCGGTGACGGCGTCACGTCGTGGGAACAGAACGGCTGGTAATTCAGGAGCATCGCAATGGCACTGGTCAAATTCAACAAGGTCACCGTTCTGCCGGGCACCCTCGACGCGAACACCTTCTACTTCGTGGAGAACGGCACCTTCGCCGAGTCCTACATCACCGACAACGAGGGTAACGCCCGGTCGGTAGGTAACTCAGCAATGATCAACGCGCTCATCAACGATGCGCTGGCGGGTTGGTCCGGCACTGCCTCCGCACTTGAGATCGTGGCGGACATCGCAGCCCGTGACGCTCTGGTGGCCACGCTGGAGGTGAACTCAATGATTCTGGTGGTGGACGCTTCGGCAGACGCGACCGTGGCCAGTGGCTCGGCGCTATACGCCTACGGGGCGGCCAACACCACCGTCTACAAGCTCGCTGAGTACGAGTCGATGGATGTTGTGCTGCAGTGGGCCTCGATCGTCGGTGGCCCAAGCTCAACGCCGGCTCAGCTCGATGAGGCGGTGAGTCTGCGTCACAACCACGTCAACAAGGCCGCTCTCGACAAGATCACTGAAGACGCCGAGGGCCTGCTGTTCGACGGCGTACCGGTTGATCCACGTTGGAAGACTGCGAACTGGTGATCTGAATGGCCCTCATCAAGCATCACAAGATCGTCAGTGCACTGCCGGCGCAGCTCGAAGCCGACGCCATGTACTTCGTCCGCAAGGGCGAGGGCTTCGAGGTTCACCTGACCAATAGCACCGGCATTGTCGTGGCCTATCCGGCGAACTACGTTACCAACGCCGATGCGCGGATGACCAAGCTCGACGGCATTCAAGCAGGTGCCCAGGTCAACACTGTCACCTCAGTGGCTGGACGTACTGGGGTCGTCACCCTGGCCAAGGCTGACGTAGAACTGAACAACGTCGATAACACGTCCGATGCGAATAAGCCGGTATCGACGGCTCAGCAGACAGCCTTGAACCTCAAGGCGAACTTGGCTAGCCCTACGTTCACCGGTACACCTCGGGTCCCTACACCAGCCTCCAGTACCAACAGCACCCAGATCGCCAGCACGGCGTTCGTCCAAGCGGTGGTTGCTGCGCTGGTCAATGGTGCCCCCGGTGCGCTGAATGAACTGAACGAGTTGGCTGCGGCGATGGGCAACGACCCGGACTTCGCTACCACCATGATCAATGCGTTGGCGCTCAAGGCACCGCTGGCCAGCCCTGAGCTGACCGGCAACCCCACTGCGCCTACACAAGCTGCTACGGACAACGACACGTCTATTGCGACCACGGCGTTTGTTCGTGCGGCGATGGGGTTGTTTGGGGTCGGGGCATCCACCGCGAGCAGCCTGGAAACGGCTGAAAACTGGATCGGGCAAAGATTCAAAGGGTGGAACAGCGCCGCGCCGGGCGCACCTTCAGCGTCCACTGCTGCTGTCGGTTTCGATCTGGGCTACGGTGCGAATCGTCGATTTCAGGCGGCTATAACTGGCGAACAAGACTTTAAATTCCGCTACACGATAGACCCGACAGTGGCAGATAGCTGGAGAACAGTCTGGCACACCGGCAACCTCGTTAAGCAGGCCTCGCCGGCCGATACCACTGCCGGGGCGCTGATGGCGGTGGGGGCGTTTGGGTTGGGTCGCGAGGTTCACCCGGGCTCGGTTTACATCACTGACGCCGACGCCTTGCTGGCTACTGGTGACTATGCCGTCGGCGCCACTTGGGTCGGCAGCCCAACCCCTGGTACGGCCGGCAGCAATCAGGGCTCGCTGCGGCATATTGCCAACTTTCAGACGACGGCGTACGCAAAGCAGGAATGGACGTCGCTTAACCTAACGGTTCAGCGTTCCATGATCCGCAACAAGGTCAATGGAGTTTGGGGGCCGTGGCGCGAGGTATTCCACACCGGCAACATCCTCGGCACCGTCTCCCAATCTGGCGGCGTGCCCACGGGCGCGATCATCGAGCGCGGCAGCAATGCCAATGGGGAGTACGTGCGGTTTGCGGATGGGACGCAGTGGTGTTGGCACAGGGTCACGAAAGCCGCACTTCCTATCAGCACAGCCATGTCCGGCGGATTCCGCACTGCTGGGCAGGCATGGACCTTTCCAGCGGTCTTCGCCGGCACGCCGAGAGTTACCCCCACGGCGATCGATATGACTGCGTTCGGTGCCGCTGCCTGGGGCGTCTTGCCTGACTCAGCAGGCTTCATTTTCACCAGCGTGACATCCCAGGCAGCTGCGGACAGGATCGTCGATCTAGTTGCCGTAGGGCGATGGTCCAACTAAGGAGCTGACTATGCGCATCACCCTTTCCCCCGTCCGGCTGGACGAAACCCTGACGGCTTCCCTGGCCGGCGATGTGCTGACCCTCAATGGCGAGACCTTCGACTTTGCCCAGCTACCGGAAGGCGGAACCCTGCCCGCCGAGGCCATCGCATCGGACTGGATCACCGGCCCCGTCTCGCGCATCAACGGCGAGTTGCATTTGACCCTCCGCCTGCCGCACGGGCCTAGCCCATCGCGTGCAGTGGCCTTCCCTGAACCGATAAACGTAACCGAGGACGGCCCAATCCCGCTGCCGTTTGATCCTGAGCCGGAAGTAATCGAAGAACCTGTTGTGGAGGACTCCGTATGACTATCGACTGGAGCCAACTGAAAACAGCTGAGCAGAAAGCCGCCGAGCAAGCAGCCGCCACGCTCAAGGCTCGTATCACCGGCAACAACACCGCGTATGAAGCAGCCACCAAGGCTCTGACCGCCGACTACCCGCAGATGGAGAAGGACACCTGGCCTACGCAGAACGAGCAGGCCGCCGCTTGGGTGGCTGATCCGGTGAACGCCCCGACGCCCTGGATCGACCGGGCCGCCGCCGAGCGCGGGATCGACCGTGAGGAGTACCTGCGCCGTACGCTGGTCAAGGCTGAGCAGTTCAAGATTCTTTCGGCGTTCCTGACTGGTCGCCGCCAGCGCTACGAGGACCAGATCAAAGCGGGCAACGATCCCGTACTGGATTACGCGCTGACCAATGAGGTTCTGCTGGCGTTGCAGCAGGTTTCCGAAACGATCATGGCCACCCCATCGGCCGATATGCAGGCGGCGCTCGCATGAACGTCCAACTGGCATTGCGCAAGAATGACACCCGCCTGACGGCCCAAGGCATTCAGTGGTGGACCAACAGCCCCTACAGCCACTGCGAGTTGGTGGTCGACGGGTTGTGCTACTCAAGCTCGGTCATGGACAAGGGCGTGCGTAGCAAGCTAATCGAACTGGACCCCGAGAAATGGGATCTGGTGTCGATTCCCTGGGCGGATGGTCAGGCAATCATCGAGTATTTCGAAGCTACCGACCAAAACCACTATGGGTGGCCCTCATTGCTCACGTCGCAGTTGCTCAACCTCAATCGACCGATCAAGGGTGCGCAGTTCTGTTCCGAATGGTGCGCGGCAGCTCTGTACCTACCCAGCCCGGCGAGCTATAGCCCGGCGTCTCTGCATCAGATGGTCGTCTACCTGAATGCCATGAGAACCCTTTTGGTCCCGGCCGCAGCATGAACAATTACGTCGTCGCGGTTGAAGGGCTGGCCTCGCTCAGCGACATCGAGAACCTGGACGAGAACATCCTGCTGCGCGCCCGGCAGGCCATCAACCGGACCACCGACCGCACCCGCACCCGCAGCGACCGGGAGATCCGCAAGCAGGTCGCCTTCCCAGCGCGCTATCTGAGCAGCCGGCTGACGGTCAGCAAGAAGGCGTCGGGCCGCAGCCTGGAGGCCGTCATCACAGGTCGCGACCGCCCCACCTCCCTGGCCCGATTTTCCAAGGGCAAGGATGTTGGCGCCGCCCGGCGTAAGGGTGGTGTCTCGGTGACTGTGGCTCCCGGTCAGACCCGCTTCATGTCGGGCGCCTTCCTGATGCAGCTGCGTGGCGGCAATCTCGGTCTCGCGATCCGCCTGAAGGCCGGCGAGTCGATGCGTAACAAACGGAAGATGACCCGGGTGGGAAAGGGGCTCTATCTGCTCTACGGCCCAAGCGTCGATCAGGCGTTTCGCTCGGTGGCCGACGAATACGCGGCCCCCGACGCCGCCGATTATCTGGAACGCGAATTCATTCGACTGATGGAGTTGTGACATGGCTGACCCGTTTCGCTTGAGGGTGCTGAAGGCCCTGACTGCCGTACTGGAGGAGATCACGCCAGCCAACGGTTACGAGTTCGATCTGACCGGCAAGGTATTTCGCGGCAGGGACACCTTCGGCGAGAGTGACCCGTTACCTCTGATCAGCATTCTGGAGGCGATCGAGGAGCAGCCGCAGCTGTCGTCACCGCAGGCTGGCAGGCACTCAACCGGCCCTTGGGAGCTCCTGCTGCAGGGCTTCGTCGAGGACGACTTCAATAACCCGACCGACCCTGCCCACCGGCTGATGGCCGAGGTGAAGAAGCGCCTGATCAAGGAGCGCACCCGCAACCGGGGCGAGGACATTTTCGGCATGGACGGGAAGGTCGAAGAGCTTCGGATGAGCCACGGTGTGGTGCGCCCGCCAGACGATATTTCAGGTAAAGCCTATTTCTGGTTGAGACTGACCCCGGTGGTAGTGGAGAATCTGGAGGACCCCTACGTCTGAGCGGGGTTTCAACTAATCGTTGCCTGTTCAACACAGAGGTGAAAACAGATGAAGCAGAATTACACCCTCGGCCGGGGCAAGATCGAGTTCGGTCAGTTCAAGCCGGGCACGCAGATCCCACGCGGCGAGCGTTACTTCGGTAACACGCCTGAGTTCGGCATTTCCGCCGAGCAGGAGAACCTGGACCACTACTCCAGTGATGAAGGCGTGCGCAAGAAGGACGAGTCCGTGCTGCTGCAGCTGGACTACACCGGCAGCCTGACCACTGACCACATTTCGCCCGAGAACATGGCGATCTTCTTCCTCGGTGAAGCCTCCAAGGTCACCACCGTGGCTGCGACTGCTGTGGCGTTCTCGTTCGACGAAATCGAACAGGGCCTGACCTACCAGCTGGGTACGTCCGATGCCACACCGAGCGGCGTGCGCCAGATCACCAACTTCACCCTGACCGGTGACGGTGCGACGGCTGTGCCCAACGTGGACTATGCAATCGATCTTGAGCTCGCTCGGGTCACCGTCCTGGAAGGCAGCACTGTCCTGGTCGATGGCGCGACTCTGGCCGGCACCTACGATGTCGAGGGCAGCACACGCGACCGCGTCGTGAGTAAGGCGACCACCGTCGAAGGTGCGCTCCGCTTCATCGCGAAGAACCCGGCCGGCGAGAAAATCGACTACTACATGCCTTGGGTGAAAATCACACCAAACGGTGACTTTGCGCTCAAGAGCGATGAGTGGCAGACCCTGCCGTACACGCTGGAAATCCTCAAGAAGGGTGACCTGGAGGCCATCTACGCAGACGGTCGTCCTTACACCCCAGCCCCGTAAGGAGCTGATCTGATGGGACTTCTGGATATCAAAATCCCGACGACCCAAGTTGAGACCTCTGGCGGCAGCTTTGCCGTCCGGGGACTCTCCCTTGAGGATTTCGTCAGCCTTCACAGCGAGCACACCGATGAATTCGGTGGCGTGTTCGACCAATTCCGCACCTGGGCGTCTTCCGATTCGGAGGAGCTGCCACCACTGGAGCAGTTCTGCGCCAAGTTGCTCTATCAGGCTCCGATCCTGGCGGCGCGCGTGATCGCCAAGGCCGCGAATGAGGATAGCCCTGCCGGTGTGGCTATGGCTCGGCAGCTATCCCCGTTGACCCAGGCTGAGGCGCTGCAGGCCATTGGCCGGCTGACCTTCCGTTCGGAGGAAGACGTAAAAAAGATGCTGGCGCTGGTGATAGCTCAGGTGAAAGCCCTGACTCACGCTCTGCTGAACGCCTCGCAATCCCTGCCGATGTCCGAAGCTGGCTCTGGTCTTTTCGACCCGGCTTGAGCCTGCTGCTGGCCAACGGGCATCCGGACGCCAGACGTTACCCGTTGGGCATGCTGATGGATGAAGTGGGGCTGGTTCACCAGCGCATGGATGAAGAGAGCGCGCGGTTGCTGGAACACACGCACTTGGCTGTATCGGCGGTGATCGACAAGGACGCTGCCAAGACCCTAAACGAAAAGATCAAAGAGCTGACCAATGGCCAAGCGCGACGTTGAGCTGATCATCCGGGCGAAGAACGAGGCTTCCAGCACCGTCGACGCCGTATCCAAGTCGCTTGCTGAGCTGGAGGAACGGCAGAATACGCTCGGCGCCAGCGCGAAGAAGACTGACGGTCTGCTCGGTGAGCTCGCGTCCGAGTTCGACAAGCTGAAGGCTGTCAGCGGTAGCGTCCAGGCCCTGACCAAGCTGCAGCAGACCGCTGAGCGTGCCGGTGAGGCGTTCTCCCGTCAGTCGGCTGAACTGGCAAAGTCCCGCGATAACTACGCCGATCTGTCCCGCACCCAGCAGATGGTTGCCCGTGCCGGTGACAGCCTGCAGAAGGAAGTCGCGCAATCCGCTGCTGCCCTGGCGAAAGAGGCTCAGGCCGCGGCTGCCACCAAGACCCAGCTCAACGAATACGCGGCTGCCCAGCGTAAGGCCACGCGCGCATCGATCGCGGCAGAGGCTGCCCTGGCCAAGGCCCGCAAGAATTATCAGGAGAAGCCGACCCCGGCCCGTGAGACGAAGCTGGTCGACGCATCCCTGCGTACCCAGCAGACCAAAAAGGCTGCCCGGGAAGCCGCGCTCGCCGAGGCCCAGCTGACCGGCGCCTATCGCATCCAGAGTGCTGCGCTGCAGAGTAACCGGCAGGCCCATGCCGTGCTGACCCAGTCGCTGTCCGAGATGGAGCGTGCTGAGACCAAGCTGGCGTCTGAAGTCCGCAAAACCGAGAACGCGATCGCCCAGCAGACGGCCGAGATCGCCGAAGCCAAGGGTGAGTATGCCGCCCTGGAAGCCGTCGTCGAGCGGGCTGAGCAGACCTTCCGTGGTGCGGCTGCAGCTCAGGGTGTACTCGGCAAATCGTCACAGGAGGTCGCCACTCAGCTGACGGTGCTGCGTGCTCGCATGCAGGAGCTGCAGGCCAGTCAGCGGGCTCAGTCGCAGGCCAAGCCACTGTTCGACCCTGTGGCCCTGCGGGAGGCCAACCTCGGACTGCGGGATGCGATGGCGACCATTCGCGCGGCCACCAACGCCGCATCACGCGGATCGGTAGGGCTACGTGAACTCGGCAATGCAGTCGACCAAGTCTCGCGCTCAGGGCAGCAACTCGACGGCCTGCTCAAAGCCACGCAGAAACAGGAAGCCGCCGTAACCAGCGCCCGTCAGGAATGGGCGGCTGCTCAGGCTGAGGTGAAGCGCCTGGCGGGTGCCGTTCGTTCGGCCACGCAACCATCGGACCAACTGGCTTCCGCGCTGGGTCGTGCACAAGGGCAGGCCCGGGCAGCCAAGGACGCCTTCGTTCGCGAGAGCGCAGCAGCCGATGAGCTGGGTGACAGCCTTCGTCGAGCTGGTCTGCAGAACAACGGTCTGGCTGATGCTCAGGCTCGCCTGAAAGTCCGGATCGCCGACAACAACGGCATCCTGCTGCGCGGTCGTGCAGCGCTGATCGGCTTCGAGGGTGCCAGCAAGCGTGCCGGCTCCGGCGCGAAACAGGCTGCCAACGGCATCAGCCAGATCAAGCAGCCGGCGAGCAGTACGTCGGGCGCATTGAAGGAGCTGGTCAAGTCGCTCGGTGAGGTCAACAGCGGCGGCCGGACCACCCTGTCGCTGATGCAGCGCCTACGTGGCCAGATGCTCTCGATGGCAGCTGCCTCGGGCGGCCTGTACGGTATCAAGGACGCAATGGGCGGTGTGCTCCAGGCTCAGCTGGAGATGGACGCGGTGCAGTCCCGCCTGTCGGTTGCCTTCGAGGGTGACCAGTCCAAGGTTCAGCGGGCTCTGCAGTTCACCGAGAAGACGGCTGACGAACTCGGCCTGTCGTTCCGGACCCTGTCGCTGCAGTATTCCAAGCTGGCCGCAGCCTCGCTGGGCACCAACCTCGAAGGCGAGAAAACCGAGGCGATCTTCCGCTCGATGGCTGAGGCCGCTCGGGTCCTGCGCCTGACAGATGACGAGGTGGCCGGTTCGTTCAAGGCCATGACCGACATCATGTCCAAGGGAACGATCCAGGCCGAAGAACTCAAGGGTCAGCTGGGTGACCGCTTCCCGGGTGCCGTGCAGATCATGGCCAAGGCGCTGGGCGTCGGGACCGCCGAGCTGGCGAAGATGATGGAGCAGGGTCAGCTCACCAGCGACAAGCTGTATGAGTTTTCCCAGGAGATGGCCAAACGGGTCGCCCCAGCGCTGGCTGACGCCATGGTTTCAGCCTCGGCCAAGATCGCGCGCCTGCAAAACGCAGTCTTCGAGACGCAGCTGGCTATCGCCAAATCCGGCTTCCTTGATGAGCTGACTGAAGGTGTCGAGCATCTGACTGAAGCCCTGCAAGATCCGTCTGTTCAGGAGGGTTTCAAGAAGCTCGGCTACTACATGGGCGAGCTGATCGAGCTGGGCGTTGTGCTGATCGACAACATCGATGCCGTGGTTGCGGTGCTCGGCACGTTGGTTGCCTTCAAGATCGCGGGAAGCCTTGCCACCAGCCTGATGACCATCAGCAGAGCTGCCACCGGACTTGGCGGCGCGCTGGCGCTGGTCAACGTACAGCTGGTCGCGCTCCAAGCGGCGTCCCTGGCAGCGGGAGGTGGCGTTGCCGGAATGCTCACCGTGCTCGGCCGTGGTGCGGCGACCCTCGGCCTGTACGGCGCCATCGCTGCCGAGATCTACATGATTGCCGATGCCGCATACGGTGCCTATGAGGCTAACCAGCAGCTGCAGAAGCAGACTGAGCAGTCCAAGGATGCCCAGCTGAAGGCGTCGAATGAGCTTGCCGCTGCCCAGCAGAAGCTGAACAAGCTGCGTGCCGAGGGTGCCGGTCAGTTGCTGAAGCCGCAAACCGGGTCGTCCGACACTTCGCTCGATCCCGCTTCGATCCAGAACATGGCGAAGAAGGCGACGGGCAGCTATCGCGACATGACATCGGCACAGGGCAGGTTCATCCAGTCCACCGAAGAAGTCGTGAAGATGACCGGTGCCGAGATCGACGCCTACCAGGATGTCCTGGTTGCTCGGTTGAAGGTGCTCAGCGAGATTCAGCGCCAGGCCATCCTGACCGGGGATGAGGAAGAGTCGGCCAAGGTCATCGCCAGTGTCGCGGAAGAGGAGCGCGCGCTGCTGAAGGCGCTGCGGGCTTCAAAGGACGAGGAGCACGCTCGCACCAAGGCGATCAAGGGTACGGCCGGCGCAATGCAGGAGGTCGCTGAGACCACCGAGCAGGCCACTGCCAAGGCCGACGCGCTGAACCGTCGCCTGGAAGCCGTCGCTCAGATGAACTTCGACAACTCGGTCATCGCGCTGGAGAAGGTGCATGACGCCAAGCTCGCCGCGCTGACCCTGGACGGTGCCGATGAGAAGAAGATCCTCGCTGCAACAACGGCGTTCGAAGCCGAGCGCCTGAAGCTGATCCGCAGCTATGCCGACAAGCAGATGGACCTGGTCGAGTCGGATACCGCCGAACGCAAGCGCATCCTTGACCAGATGAAGCTGACCGATGAGGCCCGGGCGAAGGAGTTGGTCAAGATCGACGATGAGGCGTCGAAGCGCCGCGTCACCATCGCGCAGCAGGAAGTGCAGGCCGTTTCCAGCGCGCGCGAGCAGGCAATGAGCCGCTACATGACAGCCCTGCAGAACGTTGCGGATCTCGACCGCCGGGTCGCTGATCTTCGCCTGCAGGGTGAGTTCCAGATCGCCGATATCCGTCGCTCGGCCATGTCGGACATGAACGCCTACTCGGCTCGCCAGCGTGAGCTGACTGAGCTGAACGGCCGCATCCAGCGGGAGATCGCCCAGGGCAACTTCGAGGTTGCCGAAGCCCTTGCCCAGCGGCAGATCAGCCTGGCGCAGTCCCTGAACCAGGAAGTGAAGAGCGGCGAGCGGGTCGTCGTCAGCAAGGAGCGCGCGGCGAGCAATGCGGTCACCGCCACCAAGACCGCCAACGAAAACCTGATTTCCATTCTGGAGAAGCGCAAGCAGATCGAGAAGGAGACGGCCGAGCAGCAGCGCAAACTCTACGAGACGCTGACCGACACGCTGGAGCGTCTGAACAAGACCCTTGCGAAGATGAGCGGCGCGACTGAGATCGACATCCCGCTGACGGTCGATGAGCAGCGTGCCAAGGCCGAGGCCAAGCGCGCAGCGGACCTGATGAAGGCCGAGGTCATCAAGACCAAAATCGGGGTCCCGGTTACCGCTGACACCCGCGATTACGTCAAGCAGTTCAAATCGAATGTGCTGTCGGTAGATGGCACCCAGATCGCGGTCGGCGTGTTCCTCGAAGACGGCGCGTACAAGCTCAAGGTCAACGAGATCCTGGACGACACCATCGTGGCCACGGCTAAGGTGGAGCTCTCAGGCCCTGACCTGCAGACCGCGATCAGCCGGGCGCGCGAGATCATCCAGGGCGACATCCCGAAGATGCAGCTCGCCTTCGACAGCAGCAAGACCTACGCCGAATATCAGACGCTGTCGACGCAGGTTCAGCGGGACATCGCCCAAGACAGCTTCGTCGTCACCTCACAGTTCGAGCCGGAGACCACGACGCTCGACGCAACGGTGCAGAAGTACGCCACCCAGGTCACCCAGGCCCCTGTTGCGTTCTCGCCGGATTCCACTCAGGTGGAGCAGGCACGTGAGGCGATGGCGCAGCCGATTGTGGTGCCGGTGATCTTCAAATCCACCAATGGCGACAGCTTCAGTCAGTTCCCGACCGCCGACGTCAGCGCTGCACAAGGGTTTGCCTACGGCGGCTACACCGGCCCAGGCGGCAAGTGGAAGCCTGCCGGCGTGGTGCATGCCGGTGAGCACGTCCAGCCGCAGGAAGTCGTGAAGGAGCCCGGAGCCCTGCAGTTCCTTGAGCAGATCCGCCGGGACGGTTTCCAGCAGACCATGGGCTCGATGCAGCGGCAGATGAGGGGGTATGCGGTCGGCGGCCTGGTTGCTCAGCGCAGCCCAGTCGGCAGCTTACCGCTCAGCCAGGCGAATCCGAGCTGGGGAACGACCAACCGCGGCACCTTCAACTTCCATCTGCCAGGCGGCGAGTCCATCTCGATGCAGGGTGCCGTGAGCGATTGGGACGAGCTGAGCAGGCTTTCCCTGAAGTACAGACGTAGCTAACCGGAGCGACCCATGACAATTCGGCACGTAACACTGAATGGAATCCCGATCGCTCTGCAGGCGGGTTCACCTGTGCACGACTACTCGCCTATCGGCGGATCGATGCTGACACGGCTTCACGGCGGCTCCGCGATCAAGACGCGGCACTGGCGACGGACCGCCGTGGTCATCAGCGGCAGCGGCACCATGAACCCGGGCATCGACGGGCTGGACTATGACGAGGTCCTGACGCTCGATTGCACCTCGCCGATGGCGGCCAGCTCGATCGGACTTTCCACCTCGATTCCAATCGCTGGTACGCCGAGGCCGGATGTCGCGCCATGGGGACTCGCCCGCACCGGTAAGGATTGGAGGCGTACCGGCTGCGTGCTGGAGTCCGGCATTGCGTTGCTCGACCCTGTTGCCGGCGCTGAGCAATACCAGGTGCTTTGGCTGCCGCGCTTTCTGGTGTTCGCAGAGCCACCTCAGCACACCCGTGACGCGAGCAGCGGAGCTGTGGGCTGGACCCTGGCGGCGGAGGAAATCTGATGCTGATCAACGGGTCAATGATCAACAGCACTCCTATCAACGGGCTCCCGGCGCCAGGGCTTCCGCCGACCGTGGTCGTCATCGGGCCGGACGTTGAGGTCCCTGCGCCAGACCCATCGCAGAACGTGGTCTATGAGCAGGCTGGGCGTTTCTACGTCTGGTGGCTGAGCCTGCTGGTCAATGGGGAGAACCTGAGCAACCGGTTGACCGGCCGGGTGCAGGTCGATCGTGAGGAAGATGCGGCGGCCGTGGCTCGTTTCAGCCTGCACATGCCATCGACCCTGGACCCGGCGAGCTGGACGGGGAAGGCGGTGGAACTTGACTATGTGACCGAAGCTGGGGCCAGCCGTCGCTTCACCGGCAAGGTGGCTCGGCCGACCTGGGACCCGCGCTCGCGCATCCTGACCTGCGAATGTAGCGACCAACTACAGAAGAAGACCGAGGCCATGTCCGTCGAGCAGATCGATGCGCTTGCGCCGGCCTTCTGGTCATCCGACGTGTTCGACCCGGTCGAGGGCCGCAGCCACTGGGATTACGCCATGGAGCGTCTTTCGACCATCCCTGCGAGTCTGGATTGCGACGTCTACGGGCAGCCTCGTATCACCCACTGGGCCGCGGCCGATGTCCCCCATTTTGTGTTCGGTGAAAACTCGTTCAACGACGAGTCGCTGTCCGTTGAAATCGCCGATCTCGCCTCACTGGTAAACGTCGTCGAGGTGGATTACAGCTATCGCTATTTCCGGCTGTGGCAGGACAACCAGAGCTACCGTTGGCAGCATCCCGAGATGCAGGGGCTGAGTGACATCCAAGGCTGGTGCCTGATGATGAGCGCGCCATCCACCGAGATGCCTGATCGGGACATGGTTGAGTCGGCAGTCTCGGGCACCGGTCAGACCATGCTGTCGTCGAGCACCTTCAGCCCCATGCCGGCTACCGGGTCGGGAATCTACTGCGACCCACCTTTCGGCTGGACCAACGCCTATTACCCCAACCTGCTGATGGCCTTCGACGTTGTGGCCGCGCAGCGCTGGAGTCAGCAGGTCACCGAGAAGTTCAAGCTCAGGCTGCAGGCACCGACCAGTGTCGAACAGGCCGGCGAGTTGATTTCCCGCAGCGCATTGGGCTTCGCAATCGAGACCTCCGAGGCGCAGGCGTGGGAATCGACACCCTTCGGTCTTGCGGCGGTCAAGGTCGACCTGGACAGCATCAGCTTCGGCAAGGAGGCTGACCCGGTGTCGGGCGACCCGGCCACTGAGGACTATGCAGCAGGTTTTGCTGACAACGGCGTGGACGGTTATCGGGACCTCGGGGAGGCTCAGCGCCGAGATCAAGCGGGCGTGTGTTTGCTCCAGCAGGGCAACGTGAAAATTCTCGCTTCACACCGCAACAACAGCCTCAGCTTCAGCGCCGTGACTCCGCTTTGCCTCAATGTCGATCTCGTCCACACGGCCGAGCTTGCGGTCGTCGGCACTCGGGCCAAGGGTAAGGTGCGGCGGGTCATCGACAGCTTCGATATGGACACCGGTCTATGCGAGACGCAGATCAGCCTGGCCATCTCGCGGGCAGGGGGCACGCAGACCACCGTTCCGTCGCCACTCACTTTGCCGACACTCAATACCGCGCCACCATCTGCGAATGAGGGCGGGTCGAACCTGGAACTCTTCAGGAATGATCTGCCGACCTACCTGGGGGGAGCACTGGACAGTCCGCCCTATGACGAGGGTTGGATTGGGGTAATCCTCAATTACGCCGAAACGGTCGACGGTCTTGAGAGCTACCCGCGCGAGGTCCGGCTGGCCTCCAATGAAATCGCGGCCGAGCTGAGGGATGAGTATGTCGTTGAGCCTGAATACGGCTCTGCGCCCGCGGCGGTTGTGTACCAGATTGCTGTCCCGAACGACATTTTGGAGCTTTAAGGAATGGCTGAGGACTTGACCTTGCAGCAGCAGCGCCGGGCTATCCGAGAGGGCGTCACTGCATCGCGCGGAACTGGTGCACAGATGCAGCAGCAGCGCAGGGCCATCGGCAGCGCGATGGTCGAGCGTCGCACCGGTAAGCAGGTTGTGGCGGACGTGAACAGCCTGAACAGGGCCGAGCCCATCCAGAAGACGCTGCCTGAGACTGCGCCGGTAGGAGGGCTACCTCCTGCCATCGGCGTCGGCCCTTGGCGAGGCACTAGCACTACCAGCCCCGGAGGCGGCACGTCGGGCCCCTTCACCGAGCCGGACTACACGGCGCGCGAATGGTGGCCGGGCGGTATCCCCAGCAACGACGGCCTGCTGATGCTGCCGGCGGAAAAGAAGGTTGTGATGACCGACGGTACGGGTGCCGAAGTCGTATTCAACTATGCGGAGCCAGTTCTGTGAGACCGACTTGGGGTAACCCGTGGCGAGGCAAGCTGCAGAACTGGGCGCTGCAGTTGCCCAACGGCACGGTAAAGCAGGTTCCGCAGCCGCAGCCGATCTGGCAGAACCAGCGTGATGAGTCGGGGTACACCTATCTGCAGCGTGGACCGAATGCCGGCGTTACGCGCACTGCAGACGAGCTGGCTGATGACGCCGCTGCGGGTCGCACCTGGCGAGACGATGCCATCCTCAGCGGTGCACGTATGATGCTGTACGGGCAGGAGAGCAGCTGCTGGGTTTACTGCGCGCCAGATGGCAGCCGCTGGCTGATCCCCGCATGGAAATTCGCAGCCGCTGTGAATACCGCTCAACCGATGACCGTCTCGATGACCTTGTACGGCTACGGCGATGTTGGAAAGCCGGCTGTCGAGCAGATCGTAGAAGTTTCCCTGGTGGATCTGCTGCAGCAGGAGCCCGACCCAGAGCACCCCATCGGGACGGACGCTTACTCGATCGTCTGCGACATCAGCGAGGACGGATCTCGCGCGCTGATCATGCTGTTCAAGCCGTTCTACCCGTTCAGCTCAACCGGTTGGCATCCTCTGCACAAGCGTCCGCTCGGCTGGCTGGAACTGACGTTGGCGGGTGGGATTGAGGGCATTGGGGCCTCCCTGCGCGTGGTAAGAAGTCGAGCGGAGACCCTTGGTAATGGGGAGCTTTACATCCAGCGGCTTGAAACGGTAAGCGCCTATCGGACCCCCTACACCATTACGCGAGTAGACAAGGGTGATTACTGGGAGCAGACGATAACCGCGAATCCATTGAGCGATGCTGGCGGTATAGGGCTGACACATGGCGAAGGTGATTACGCCTTCGGCCTAACGGTCAATAACCGCATCCTTGCGATGTGGTATCGGGGCGCAGAACTAGAAGAGTGCACCTATAGCTTAGCTGTAACGGCAAGCGCCTCTAACCCTCCACCAACAGAATCCATAAGCGGCTCAGCAGTCAGGCGTGAGTACAAGACCTCCGGGGAAGTTGTGCAAGTGACCAACGACTTAGAGCACTCGCGAACCAGATCCTGCTCTGGTGAGGAATCATTCACACTGACGCTCAAAGTTGGCGGGCAGGTGGTTGACCAGAGCACAGGGTCGTCTACGACAAGCCTCCAGCAAACGCACTGGTGGGATCACCCAGACGGAAGTGGGAAATTCCAGGCGTCCGGCGTGAGTACTGTAACGGTCGATGGGGAAACATCGTCGGAGCCACTATCGGCCAGCGCCCACGGCCCCAATGAAACCCAAGAACTCAGATCGATATCGGGAAGATGGCTTGAGTCCATGGCCAATGGAGCGAGCGCGGTGGAATGCGCTTATCGGTCTGACTACATGCTCGCTTTTCAGCCGCACCGTCATATCGACTTCGAGTTCGTGCGATACAGCAACAAGCTACTCGGCATCCGGCGTGGTGAATACATCCTCAGCGGGGCGGATGTGACAACGTACAACTACGGTCCGGCAGCGCATCCCGGCGGTGTCGATTCAGGTCACGTCGACGGCCCTCTCCTCGCTGTCTACGGCAGCTACAACCCCGCCACGGGCGAAGTCGTCCGCAACCAAACAACGCCCGTCTGCTACGTCTGAAGGAGAACACGATGAACTTTTTGAATAACTGGGGGCAGCCCATCACCCTGGCTCAGGGAGCGACCGCTGCCACGCTCGACATCCCAGATGGAAGCTACCGTCTGACGCTGGCCGACAGCCGAACGAACCCGACCCGGTATGAAATCATGGACGCCGTCGTGACCAGTGGCTCGGCAATGCTGACGCGGGCCGTTGAGGCGACCACGGATCAGGATTGGCCGGAGGGCAGCTTCATCTACTGCTCATTCACCGTTGGGATGATCGATCTGCTGTTCAGCAAACTCTCGAACGCCGAGCTCTCGATCTCCAACCTGAACCAGGAGGTCACATCCCTCGGAACTCGGACCGGGAACAATGAGACTGACGTTACCAATCTGGTTTCGCGCATGGGGACCGCAGAATCAGGTCTGTCGAACCTGGACACCAGGGTTACAACTGCCGAAACCGCAATCACCGATCTCGATGCCCGCCTGACAGCGGTCGAACCTGCACCTGCGCTCAACGGCTACGTGCTGCGCTGGATCTACAGCAACGGCAGTTCGATCTTAACCCACGTCTCCCCGTTTGTCGGGACTATGGAGTACGCACCATTGGACCTCGGCTACTTCAGCACCGATGGCGCCACCATCATCCCAGACTATAACGGTTGGCCAGCGGCGGCACTCGACGGGTCGGGTGAGTACGTCACTGAGCTGGGCATGGCGCAGGACCCAGATCTCACGATGTTCCGGATCACCTTCAACCCCAATAACCGCTACGCCGACGTGACCGCGCGCATCGAGCTGGATGGGGCCGTGCTTGGCGAGACAGTATTCAATTCTGGCAGCGAAGGGGCCAACCCGAGTGTCATTGAGATCACGATTTAACAAGAAAGCTGCGCTCGTTAATTCAACAGAGAGTTGACAAAACAATAAATGGATGAATGATTTTCGCGGCTCCGCTAATCTTCGGGCAACTGAAGCGTGAGCCGCGAGAGATCACCCGTATGGAGCGAACCACCCAAGTCACCAACGCCGTGGTGGCCACCTCCATCACCCTATGGGGCGTGGCCACGGGCCTCAGCTACGAGGTCTTGCTAGCTGGCTTTGCCGGCGGCCTGGTGTCGCTGTCCTTCCTTCCTCCCATGGGCATCTGGCGCCGCATCTGGACGCCGGTCACCGCAACGCTCACCGCTGGCTACACCGCCCCGATTGCAGCGCATTATCTGTCCTCGTTGTTGTCTGACTTGGATATGCTCGCGTTGCTGGTCTTCTCGGCGTTTTGCTTGGGAGTGGTTACCCAATTCGTCATTCCGGTGGTCATCAAGCGGGCGCAGAAGAAAGCCGCAACTCTAGGGGAGCCGCAACTATGAGCTGGGCCACCGTAGTCGTCGTGATGAATTCTGTCGCAGCTATCGTGGCGCTCTGGTCGTCCATCTGCGCGACCAACCACATGAGCCGGAAGACACCGTTGCTGATCCGCGTGGCGTTCATTCTGATCGGGGTGGGGGCGGCTGCAGCGCTGCTGTCACCCGGCTACCTTGGCCGCACCCCGACCAATGCCGAGCTGCTGCTGGTGACCGGTGTGGCCTTACTCGCCGTGACTGACCGTAGGCGTCGGTTCAGTCGGAAGCTGTCGCGGGAAGTTACTGTTCGCTGATACCCGGTTCCCGGATTCCCGGCATACCACACCACCCATTTCTGGTAGCCAGCGGGTAATAAAAAGCCCACCGAGGCGGGCTTGTCTGTAGGGGTCTATTTAACTTTTGTCCCGTTATGCGTAGGCGGGTGATTCCTCCACCGTTTCGCTAGGCAGCGGCTCGACGCGGGACGCCTCGACGTACCGGATGCGGCTTATATGCTCGCGGCCCTTCCAATTGCGTTCGCCGAACACCAGCACCTTGAGGCGGTCGCCGGGCATGGTCTTGAGGACGTGGCAGCGCATGCCGTAAACCTTGGTCCAGCGCAGAACGTGCCGGCAGATCAGCCGATGCGTGGCGTTGGCGGCGGTCAGCTCAGTGGTCATAAGAGGGTTCCTTTCTGTCTATGTTCCAATCAAACACTTCGCTCGGTTCAAGCGCCGGCCCGTAAGCCCAGTCGCTCATATCCAGATAATCCGGGTATTCATCGAGCGGGCGGTGCCAGCCCGTGACCATCTCTTCTTCCGTGGCGAGCGGTATGCCATATCGCCAGTCGCTCGCACTGCTGATGCAGCCTGGGCAGTTCCCAGGCTCGACCGGTACGCTGCACCCCAGATCGACGTATACGTGCTCCTGATCCGCTTCGACCTTGCACCAAGGGCAGATACCGACCTTCACAGTACACCTCGCTCGGACTTCTTCAGGTTCGAGATGGCGTTCTTGTGAGCGCGCCGGTCACTCGGAGACCCACCGAAGAAGACGGGACGACGATGCGGCTTCGAAAACTTCAGATGCCCAGCCCCAGTCCACTGCGGACTGAACCCCAGGGTCGCGGCGAACTCGACGACCCGCTTCACGCTTTCGTTGCGACGAAGGTTACACACGGGCCACCTCCGAGCAGGACGCCAAGCTGTCCCGGTAGGCGATCCACCAGCTGCGGAATTCGCTGAACCGGTAGTAGTTCTTCCGGCCGGCGCCCGACGTGAGCGCAGGCTTCGGTATTTCGACTTTCGATGCGGAGAGGTGCCCCTGCAGTTGCAGTCGGTCCAATCCAAGCCCCAGGGCCACCTCGCTAAAGGTCCTCAACGGCTCCCTGTTTTTGGTCATATTTGACCGGCTGGCGTACAGCGATTGCAGCTTCATCCTGACCTCCTTACCTGTTTCGAGATATCAACCTGATGGCTATAGTATTCAACGAATAGTTGAGTGGTCAAGCGTAGAAGATGCAGTCTCGACCCTCAGTATTCTCCGGATCTTGCCCAGCTCCCGATCGGCCACGACGCGGGTACGATCACGCGGGTTGCCCAGGCACGACGGCGCTTCGTCCCACGGTTCCCATGTTCTCCCGCAAGCCTGGCATTCCAGGTCACCCAGACGGTTGCGCTTCGGCGTAGGGCAAGGCATCGGTTAAATCCTCTAGTCTGATATTCAACTGATAGCAGATACAGCAACGTATAGTTGAATTATAAGGCTTTGGCAAGGTGGTGCCGCTACAGACCAGTAAGATTGTCGGGGATTTCTACTTGGTAAGAATTTGGTAAGCGGAGCGGGAGGCGAGGCTACAGGCTAGGCGTGGCGGGGCTTCTGAGAATTAGCGCAACAATCCATCATCGGCGCCACGGAAAAACGGCGGGACAGTGACGGGTTGGCGGTGGCTGGCTTGGAGCTGAGATTCATGCGGTATTCCGGTGGGATTCGAATTTACCCGGCGTTGCAGCGCGGCAGGTCCACCGCGCAACGAGAAGGCGGGTGGACGCTGGTTAATCCTGGATTCGAATCCAGGAAAATGGTGAGCAAGTTTATCAGAGAGCCAAACCTGCGCGGGTGGTGGCTGCAGTGCCTCGCTGTTGTGCGGCTAGCAGCCGCCTTGGAATCAGGATGCTGACGGGTATTGATGTTGGCTTGCTCGGGTTTCAGACAGCGTCTCGAGGTTCAGCTATGGTGCAGAGAGCGAGCGGCCAGGCCGAGGTTGAGGCTGCGTGATGCTCACCGGGCGGGGCGGATGCTTGCCGCACACCTGCTCTACGGAGGTTGACTGAGAGATGCGCGTAGGGCAGCGAAACATCGGACCGGGTCCCGACCAGAGTGGTGTTCGGATAGCAATGGATGTCTCCGCCCAGGCTGCGGCGGCCGCGCTTGCCGTAGGCGATCCGCTCGGCGCGCTTAAACGGATCGCCCTGCGCGACGACGCAGCGGCTCTCGCGCTTCGCGGCATCGCCATGGCCCAACTAGGCGAATTCGTGCGCGCGAAAGCGCTGTTCAGAGCCGCCGCGAATGCCTTTGGAACGGACGAACCGGTGCCGCACGCTCGGTGCGTCGTCGCCGAAGCCGAGGTGGCGCTGGCATCGCGCGACCTTGGCTGGCCGGAACGCCCGCTCGCCGGCGCGAGGGTAACG